ACGATGAGGAGATCACCGTAGACACTTTTTCAGATCTTGATTTCTACAGAAAGCAATTCTTCGTTGACGAGTTGAAAGGAATCAGTAGGAGTACGTTAAGCATCCACGAGATGTTCAATGGTACCAGCAGCATAGCAACGGTTAATCTTGATTATATGCTGAACAATGCCATCAAAGTTAAACAAGCCACTGAGCTGTTACACGCAGAAGGCGGAATCATTGTTGAGAAATATCAAGCATTGGAACAAAACGTCTTGAGTCAAGAGGATTAAAACAATATCTATTACTAGGGGCTTTAAAGCCCCTAGTAATATATTCATTTATTTTTTTTATTTTTAATGAATAAAATAAGATATCCCCCGTTAGGGGGATATCATCTAAAAGGGAAGGGAATTAACAGGAAGATAGCAAAGTGATGTACAGAGAGCAGCCTTCAAGCAATGTGAGTCAGTGCAGCCACTTTCTGCTGAAGTAATACTATCGTTCCGGCTAAGCTACTAATTTGGGACTGTAGAGACTTTATCTCTGCTTGTATTCCATCTACAGGTTTAACAGGTACTAAGTTCTCTACCTTTCTGTTTATTTCAGCTACCGTATTGGATAATTTCTGCAGGTCGTCTTTATCACATTTAAAAGCTAATTGATTCTTAATATTTCCTAAATCTAACTGAGATATTGTATTAGCAAATAAGTTGAACTGATTCATCAATTGAACTAACTCATCATGATTTGCTTTACGTAACATCTGTCTCTTTAACTCGTAGATATCTTCTGTGATAATTTCTGGAATATCAGATACCGTTATATCTCTACCGGAGACAACTAACCCATGACTATCTACTTTAACTACTCCATATGTTCCTTCCTCAATAGGAGGATTCATTTCAATCTTACTGGATAATTCTTTTCTAAATCCATCTAAGGATTCTTTAGTGGCTAACGAAGATAAAGTAGTAGTAATAGCATTAATCTGATTAGTTAATTCTCTAGGGATATTTTCCATTGTAATATCTCTAAACTTTACTACCTCAATAGGGGGCATATTTAAAGGATTTGGATTATCTTCTCTAGCTTCGGTTTCAATAAGCACTAGAGCTTCATTTAATCCTTCAATCTTATTCATAGGAATTGCAGGAAGATCTTCCACTTTAATAGGAGGAAGTTTAATCTCTGGAGGCGGAGCTTCATTTACAATAGTTTTAGTTGGAGGAGCACTCTGCAATCTTTCAATAGTCTCATTCAATCCATCAATCTTACTGATAGGGAGCATAGGAATATCATCAGATGTTAGGGGAAACGTATCAACTATTAATCCATCTTTATCTATGGCAACTTTTGTGGCTATAGCAGGAGTCATATTTCCAGATGATCTAACCATCTGCTTCATATCTTTTTTAACGGATCTGATCTCATTATCAAGTTGAGTGGTTAAGTGTTCTATAAGTGCGTTGCTGCTGCTACCGTGGCTGCTGGCATAGTCGTACATAATAGCGGAACCCTCCTTTAGTCTATATATAAAATATTTCATTTAAATCATTGATCGGTAGTTAGCAGTCAGTACTTCACCCAGTATTAATCAGCACATATTCTATTGGAAAGGGGAATGTTCTATGGCGTTCAACCCAAAGAATCCAGAAGTTCCCAAGTGGTATTCGGAACTCATGGATTCATATCTCGGCGGCGCTGATAGGCATACTAAGTCAGATGACTTAATTGCTGAAGGATTTAAGTTGCCAGACGCCGACGGAAGTCGTGATAGTCTGGTAACACGAGAAGCCGCGTTGAATAATACGTTCGACTATGACGTATTGGTTGAAACATTAGATGAGATCTACGCTAATTCTTCTTCTCATCTCATTGCGGCTAATAACGATAACGTAGGATTCTTTCAATGGCATGGTAAGCTCGGTGATATGAAGTTTATCCCTGCCAGTGATTACTGTGAGTTCAGAATCCCTCACAGCGGTTTCATCAAACAGGCGGACCGAGATATTTTCAAGAAATCTCAGTTCTATCGTAGATGGATTAGAGTAGAAGATATCCTCAACAACTGGAATGTCTTCAAATGCCATTTAATGCTCTTCATTAATCAGAGAATCTATTCCGAGTATGAATTGAATATCTCAGAACAAGAAACTCTGATTAGATTCAAATATGATGAGCAATGGAAGAAAAATAATGCAACTGTTTCCATCTATAAGTTTGACACTAATTATCAGAAGCGTATTTTCATTAGTCAAGAATTATGTAATAATCAGTGGAGATGGAAGCTTCCTGTAAGTTACATCGATAACAACATCGGGAAATATACTCATGTAATTGCTGCAGTAAATAAGATTTCCAATAGAAGATATAGGAAAGATGATGCTGTCAATGTAGACGTATTAGGAGATAACTTAGAATTTCTTCCTATTATAGATGGATATATTGATCTCACTCTCCTGAGTAAATTCAACAAGAACTACATTAACTCTGAGCCTAAAGAATATCTCTGGTTGAGTTTGGTAGTTCCAAAGTTCATGTTTGAGTATCCGTGTTTACTTCCAACCGATATAGTTCATAGACCTTATCCAATGAATATCAAACCGGTAGTAACTCTAAGGAACGACGTTCCTCAGGACGTTCATGCCGGCGAGACTAGGAAGGTCTATATTGACGTTGATGGAAAGATTTTTGAGCCTTACAACGGATGGCTTCAGACCATCCGTCCAATCGTTTTGTCTGATGCTTACAAGTCTCCTTTACATGAGCCATTGGAGAAGCTTATAGCCGAAACTCGGAATATTCGAGATCTTTGTACTGTGGCCGCTGATACAGTTGAGTTATTCAAAGAAGCTTCTATGGAAGCATCTCCAGATGAAGATAAAATTAAAGGATTCGCCGATAAGTTGTATCAGGATATCGTCAATGTCAAAGATGCTCTCTATGCTTTCTATGATAGAAGACTTGCTGAGAGAGATTTTGTATATGAGTATATCTTCACCAATCAATTCTCTGTAGCTATTGAGGATATTAAATCCAAAGGAATGAGTAGTACTTGGATCGATCCTCATGCAAAGTGGGAAATGAAAATATGGGAGGTTAGCTCCCCTCTTATTTACATTCCCAGAGAATTGATCATGAAGTATTCTGTAATTGAAACAATTCATGGCATGAAAAGAAAGCTTGTATACGGGAATCATGATAAGTTGCTTAACAAAGTTAGATTCCAGAGACCTATTGAAGAGAGTAACTTCTGGACCTTTGAGTATGATCCGGTGAATGCAGTTTGGAGACCATTCCCTTTGAAGGTAAAGCATCATTTCCCAGATGCTTATACTCTCACTGATGAGATGGATCCCACTGTAACTCCTGGTAGAGTATTCAAGGCCTTCTTGTTCTATTCCGATACTATAAACACTTCGGCTCTCACTAAGAAACTTGAGAAACCAGCTCCTCAGTGGGACAAGAACGTTTTCAGATTCTACTCTTCTGCTAGAGGAGCTTACTGCGATCTCTTCATGGAAAAGTTCTATTGGGCTGGAATTGAAACTCTGCACAAAGATATCCGTATGACTGATAACAAATGGGAACTTCTAGAGTATGTAATGAATAATGATTACTATTCTAGATTCAATACCCTCTTCATGAAAACGATTGATCCATACTTCAAGTTGGGACTGGCTACATATCTTCGAAGTAAAGATTTCGAATTCCCGTTTGACTATGCCCTGGATAAGTTTACTGAAGCTCTAAATGCTAACTGGGATGAATCTAAGAAAGTAACTAACTTTGAGCTCTATTTGAACAACCAGTGGATTCCTTCTTACTTCGATATCCTTACAAACATCCTGAAAGATTTTGATGCTACTGGTAAAATCATCCACAGAGCTCCTTCCTCGTTTGATATCAAAAAAGTACATAAGACTCTTACGGAAATCAATCTGGATATCATTACCTCCACTCAGTCTATGCTGGAAGATCTTAATAGAGTTCTGGGTATGTTGAGTAAAGAGAACTATAATCTGAAGATCCATCTTATCACCAGCTTCAAGGATGCCATTCTGAAGATTATGAGTCAGCTTGAATCCCTTCTGGATTATATCCGTAACTTAGATACGCAGACGTATTCCATTGATGATCTTCTTGAGATAGTTGATAGAGTTCATGAGCATCATGAACTCATGCTGGATATCGGCGAGTATATGAAGTCTGTGCGCGATGACGTTAGTCTGAATAACATCTATCTCAGTAAAAGGGAACTTCTGCTTCAGGTTCAGGAAGCCGTCAGAGCTCTTCCTCTGAAGATTGATGCTATCATCGATATCGCCAATAACTACGGCGTATATGAGTTCATGCTTGCTGTTAACGACCTCAGAACCTATCTCACTGCATTCAGAATTAATCCAGAGGATAGATCTCTTATCGGAGACTTTAATGAATTCAGATATACCTGGACTCAGAGAGTCAAAGAAACCAGGACTAGATTATTTGTATCTACAGCTAAGCTCATTGGAAGCTATAACGAGAAGAAGAGCTATACTAACGAAGAGCTGGATGATTTCATTAAGACCGTAAAAGTTATGGAGCAGGACATTGCAGATTTCAAAGTTGCTCTGCATGACTTTTACACTCACAGAGAAATTCAACCAGATATTCAGTTAGAGGGATTGATTGAAAATGCAGAGCAGATGATTGAAGGATTCAACGCTTCTCTGAACAGATTCAATCCTGCTAGAAATGAATTGGTTCTAGAGATCTCTTCTATCAAGAGACTTCTTGAGCTGTTTGACAAGAATAGATTCGGTGAGACTGAGAAGGGATATTATAATTCCATTAACAGGAATCTTGATGACATCGTCAAATATCTCTCTTTCTTGTCAGCTTCTCAGAAAGTATTAGAAGCTAGGGAGGCTTATTCCGATCTTGTAATCGGAGTAGATACCTGGCTCGCATACGTCGACGTTGAAGAAGAGGTATTTAGACTTCTTCTCGATATCGTTACAGTTCCTTCTCCGTTCTTAGTGGTAATGGAGGATAGAAGGATTATTTTGGAAGCTTTGATGAAATATCTCACTATGGTTGCCAAACCATATAAGCCTGACATCAAGGGAGTAAATCTCTCAGAGGTATACGATGTAGAGGCTGTTGAGATACTTAATGACGGGCTTAACTATTCCATCGGAGAAGATCTCTTCTTCCCAGACTTAGGAACTTATGAAGTCAGAGAGATTGATGGAAAGTTAAACGTCATTAAAGCTATCAAGGCTAAAGAATATAGATCTACCTCTTGGAAAGATCCTCTCTGTGTGCAGAATCCATTCCTCTGCGTTTCTAACCGAGACGGAATCGGTGGTATAGTAAAGCCTACAGTTGTCACTAGAGAAGTTGTTGTGGATGATAATGCCGCTAAGTCTACTATCAATCGAATTCGTCAGATTACCAAATCTATTCTAACCAATGTCGAATCTCCGAATCCATTCAACAATGCAGAGCTTAGAACTATCATTGAATCTATTGACAAAGCAGATAGCAGATGGGATGATTTGGTTTCTAAGTACTCTGAGAATATGACACCCGGCATCATTGCCAAAGTTAGTGTTGCTATCAGTGCAATCTTAGATTGCAAAGATATTGCAGAGGAAATCATTACCGATAGATCCAAGATTAACGTTAGAGAAATTACCAATAGAGGGGAAAAGGTGGTAACTCATGTAACTACTTATGCAGAGAATAATAATCTCGCTAATGCGGTTACGTACTACTACGCTGGAAAGGTTTATGACGTCATAAACAAGATTGAAGACTTCTACGGTGATGGAATTTCCTGGTCTGATGGTAAAAAGCTTACCGATCTTCTTGCAGAATTAACCTCCGCATTTGACTTCTATAAGGCGAATGTATTTGTATCATTCCCTGAAGATAAAGCCGTTCACTTCAAGAATCGTATTAATGAAGTTACAACTGGAGCATTTGAGATTCAGAATGCGATTGCAAGATTGAACGTAAAGAAGGTTGCCATTGCTCCATTTGTAATGGAAGCTTCTTCCATCGCAGAAGCTATCGATATCAATAAGCTCTACCAGGATAAGCGGTATCGTTTTACGATGACCAACGTAGCTGAGAAAGGTTCTGGCTATGAGGTAGGAGATATTGTTGCCATTGTACCAGAACTTCCTAAGGACTTTATCTCTGATAAGCATAAGGTGGTTGGTATTTCTCTGGATAAAACTGAGCTGGAATACACTGGAGGAAACGTTGATATCTCTCTCACAATGAAGGAGAACGTTGAGAAGTACGTTCCCATTAGTGTAATTCCGGATAAGAAGGAGCTAGAACCCTCTGGAGGGAATGTTAATCTTACTATCAACTTCGAAAAGGAAGAGAAAGCTCTCAGAGTTTCTTCCATTACCCCTAGCACTAGAGAGCTGGATCACAATGGCGGTACTGTTAACTTCGTCATTGGATTCACTTCCAACGAGGATATGGTACAGCCTTCTCGTATTAGAGCTAATCCTGAAATCCTTCCAGCTAAAGGCGGCAATGTTGACATCTCAATTGACTTCAAGAGAAATCCTGAAAGTGAAATTCTCAATGACGTCATTCTCTTCCAGGTTATGGAAGTTGATGAGACTGGATCTGTTACGGCTGTACAACCAATGATTGATTACGCTATCCCATACACCATCTGGGGTATTAGAAGCACATATACCCTAGTAGGAAAGGGACGTAATCTCACGTTGGATCTCTATACAGATGAGATTGGTTATAATAATTCCACTTTGATTAATGGGATTATTCCTATAATCAATCAATATGGAGATAGTGATCTGATTGCCTTTAGATTCGATAACATTCACGATCTAAACCTAAGCTACGAACTGTATATTGGAGGTAAACAGATTACCTCATTTATTAGACGACATGAGGACTTTGTAAACCCTAAGCTACCTCGAAAAGTAGACGTCATATATATCAATGCAAACCTAGTGATGAATCTTAGGAATGCAGCCGTCTACATACCACCTGAGGACTACTATGTTTATAGAATTAACAACATAAACGTAGTAGACGGTGGGAGAGGGTATTGCCGGGGGCAAAGCGTCTTCGTAGACGTAGGAGACTTTGCTCTTCCTCTTAGGGTTTCTGAAACAAAATATTCTCCGTATGGAGAAATTGAAGAAATCAAAATAGCTGACGGGAAGATCGAATATGAAAAGCTTAATCCAGGTAAAGTCGGAGCTTTTGCTATCAAAGATGATTTCTCCAATATAGATGATGAGTATTCTGACTCTGATTATGATAACATTCCTCGTGAGGGAATAGAAAAGCCTCTTACTCTCAGCTACCCGAATTACAAGTTCATAGCCGAGAAACATGATCCTAGAGAAAGTGGTAGCAGGAACAAAATATTCCCTCACGCTATATCTACAAAAACGGATGCAGAACTTGGAGATCCGGATGAAAAGTGGATGTTAGGAAGCAACCTGCCTGATACTCCTATACAAAACAGAGTAGGGAATTTAGTTTCTCCTTTGCATCCTATTATTCCAGATAGAGTTAGAATGCCTTTTAACGTTGAGCCATTAACTCAGTACCATTTGTTCGCTAGGGATAGATTCCATAACTCGAAGGAGTTAGGAGCTATTCCTAGCGCTCCTTCGCTGCCTCATACTGGAGGGGCTATATCTATCTATATTGAGAGAAATTTAGAGTATAAGAAAATTATAGCAGATAAATACGTAGAGACGTTTAGTGATCTCCCTAGGCATAGCGTAGACTGGCCTGACGTGAAAGTAGGTTCTACTGTAATAGTTGAGAAAGATGAAACTCATTCCAATAGAAGAATGATATACAGAGTAAGAACCTTTTACGTTACAGGCTATTTAGTTTATAATCTTCCTGAGTATGCGGAGTATAAGCATAACTCCATAGAAGTAGACTGGATGAATACTACCTGGTATTCAGATCAGCCTGACTTGAAACAGATGTACTCGGGGGAACATTGGAGAACTGCTAAGTCCTATAGAGAGATCCAAGAAATGATCTTCGACGAAAAGCTAGAAAGAACAGCTCCTGTTCCAGTTCAGATAAAGAATAGAAGCTACATCTCCGGTTTAACTTTAGACGATTTAACCGTATACAATCTAACACTGAAAAAGTGGGAGAATTTGTATGATGAGAGTAGATGGAAACTAGAAGTAGTGAATGATGACGTAAATAAGAAATGGGGCTTTACTTTAACCTTCCTTCCAGAAAACATATACTCTTATGATTTCAAATTATACTGGAATAAGAATATCTCAAATCAGCTTAGAAACGCTCTATTGAAGAGAAAAGCGGAATTGAATGTAGAATCTGTAGTGATAGATGATATCTCCACTAAACCGATGAGTGTAGATGTAAATACTGGAAAGGAAGTTAGAATCAGGAAGCTATTCCCATTTTATCAGAAGGAAACTTTCAAAGTAGGAAAAGATGAAAATGGAGTAAAGAAGTATGATATGGATTTCAAAATCGCTAAGTATATCCATTATAGAAATCAACTCCAATTAGCTGACGTTAAAGCTTTCAATAAGACTTTGAATAGATTTGAAAATATCCTTGATACTTCACTATTTGAAGTTAGATTTAAATCCGATATAAACAATGCTAAAGGTCAGAAGGAAACTCAGACCACTATAGTGAAGACTATAGTCAGTTACTGTGGAGAAGGATTTACTGATGGATTTGCTTGGGGATATAATCCGGAATATGATATGCATATCTTTGGAAATATAACTGCCAGACTGGATGATTATGGTCCAATGCTTACGTTCACTCCAATTCATTGTAGCAAGCTTCCTACTGAAAGTACTATGATTGAATTTACAGTATTCCAGCATGATCTTCAAACTGCTAAACACCAGGGATCTATTCTAGTTGAATTCAAGACCGAGGAAGTAGAGATATGGGGTGACGGTTACATTCATAACGTCACAAATCCTAAAGCTCCTCTTCCGGATGAATTTAAGATAATAAATCTTGATACGTTAGATGAATTACATGAGTATGATATTATAATAGATAAAACTGCGGAGAAGTGGGAATTTATAGAACCGAAATGGATCATGACTCCTACTTTCAAGATCAAAGATAAAAATATTCAACAGGATAGACTCTACATAGTTACTGAGAAGGGAAGATTTCCTCTTAGGAATCCTTCTACCGGTTATCCAACTCTTAGGGTTAGAGAAGATCATGATGGTACTAACGTCACATTCTTAAACATCTATAGGAAGATGGAACATCTGCAGATTAGATCTACTCCATATCCCATGAGATCCGTATACGTACAAAGAAGAATTCCAAAGCATGGATATATAGATCTTAAAGGAAAGCTGAATAAACCTCTTAGCAAGAAACACTATGAGTTCTGGATGAATGGTAGATTACTCAATGATGAAGTAAATATCATAACTCCTACTAAGCTGATTATGCATGGATTAAAGTCTCTAAGGAATTTTGAAATCATTGAGATCAATAGGGATCCTCATGAATACTTTAGCGATCTATTCTTAGGAATTAAAGAAGATAGATTAAATAGATTTAGGCCTAACTGGGATTATACTACATATCTCGATAGAGTTTTAGAAGGAGAATACGATTTTACTTTAGAAGAGCAAGCTGCTTTGTTAAGTCCGGTATGGCCTCAAGTTCCAATAGATCATCCGGAGTACAAAAACTATCCTCCCAACGTTGATATAGAGGATGATATCATTTTAAGAATCCATACTGTAAACGATCTACCTATAGTAGATTTAGATGCATCCTCGTATCAGTTCTTGTTACACGATCTTCCTACACTAGAAGGGATCGTAATAGCAGGAAGATTAAACTTTGACCAATTTGGATTACGTCCTCTGACAGAGCATGAAATTATTGACATGCTAAATGAAGAATGGGAAGAGGAGATAAGAACGAATCCTAAGATGCATCCTCATACAGTAGTAAATGATGACGAATGGTATGGAATGGTAGCTAAGATGTACGATGGAAGAGGAAGAGAGACTAATGATATAGAACAAGCTCTATACAAAGTATATCCCGAGGATATAGTGAACATCAATTCAACTACTAAGAGATGTAGAATTATACGAAATAAACCAAAAGAATATGACTTCAAATAAAAAAAGAAATATCTTTCATAAAGTGGATAAATATAGGGAGGGGTTTAACCCCTCCCTATTCTTACTCATCTAGATTCCAATATCTTTAGAAAACTTTTCAAGGGATTCCTTGAAGTCGTGGAGAATGTTTTTCAGTTCAACAAGCTTCATGCCCATCTCAATTTCCTTCTGGGAGGAATGCTCGCACTCACACTCATCCCCCTCTTCCTCATCGGGATCGGTCTCTGCATCATCCTCATCCTTGGTCTGGACGATGATGTTGATCTTGCGATTTTCTCCAGTAGTCTTCAGAAGTTCATCGAGGAACTTCTTGAGAGGAGTAGAACCTTCCAGCTCAATGTTAACAGGCTCTTCCTCTTCAGCATACTCAGAGGAATCAGGAATGTTATCCTCGTACTCACGTTCCTCGGTCTTACACTTGCACTTCTTATGAGGAGTATCAACGTTAATATTGATAGTAACATTGACATTTCCGTCCAACTTAACAGCATTGATCTCGTTGTTCAACATATCCGTGTGCACCTTAAGCATTCTTACATATCCTCCTTTAGATTTCTTTGCCGTGATAGAAGTTGATGAATTTATTGATCATATCGTGTATCATATCCTTGGCCACGGTATCACAACTCTCCTCATCTGACTCAATGGTGTATCCACTAGTCATAACCATTGAGTCATTAATTTTATCTACCACAATTCCTTTGTTCTCAGGATAGAATCTAATCCTTCTGATGTCATAAGAGATATCCCTCTTATGTTTCACAACCATCATATCTCCCTCTAGCTCACTATCTTCAACTCTATCCACCTTGATCATGAAGTGTAACCCGTAGAAATAGTCCTTGGTGTTATGATAGAATTGTTGCCTAGTAATAGGAAGATATAGAATCACTATGCAAAAACTGTTTTCATCTTTAGCCATACTCCCAATATAGAAAGGAGCTCCGTTGGAAGCTTTCAATCCTTCATACTCATTTGAACGTGAAATAATTTTCACGTTCAAGTTCTTAAACGAAATCAAATCATTCTTAATAATTCTAACTCAACTCCTTTCTATATTAGAACTAAATTCAGTTATTCATTGCGCCCTGCCACAGTATCAGATTTAAGACACAATTTTACAGTTATGCCTGGCAAATATTCATAGATCTCTTTATCTTCGTCCTCGTTGTAAGAATAGTATATATCGAATAATGACAATACATTCATGCTGATCTCGCTAATCCCAGTACCTTCTGCATCCTGATACTTGATCTTGATTACAGAGGTAATGTGATCCAGAAAGATACAGAACAATGGGAAGATAGCTTCAGAGGTTCTGAGGTTAACGTTGAACTCTTTAATCAGTTTATCAAAAGCTCTCTCCTGAATCTCTTTGTAGTACTCGACATTTTTCTTGATATTCAATTCCTTCCAATGAATACAGTTGGAAGAAATCTTATCATCGTCTATAGATGACTCACTATCTACATACGTTCGATTGGTGCCGATGTACTCCATGATCGGCATGAAATTACCAACTTTCTCATTATCTTGGTCATCATTATTCGTATAACCAATATTAAGAGAGTTGGCAATTGTAATCGAGAATTCGTTATAGGTCTTCTGCTTCTCCTTAATGAATTCCAGAATAGACATGAATGTGGCATAGAAAATTACTGCATACACCTCGGTATGTCCGCTTCGTACATTGATAGAGAATTGCTCCTGAGCAGATCTCGCAGTCAAGTCGCAAATCATCCTCATTTCTGAGGTATTGTTGACTGCATGCTCCGCAAACCACCGAGTACAAAAACTAGATGTCTTTTGAGCAGGTTGCTTTTCATCAAGCTGAATCTCATCCTCTGGGTTCTCTTTCTTCTTCGGCATTATACAATTACCTCCCTACTGAAATATTGTAAAACCATAGAGATCAAATCGATTAGAATATGTAGAGCAGTAGGAGGGGCCCCTCCTACTACTCTACACGCAATATTGTTCACATAGGGTCGCCACTCCTATGCAGTTCATTCTATGAATGAACTTCTCATGCTTTCACATGAGCACCGGCCTAGAAATTATCTGTGCTGGGCTACACAGATGTTCCCCGTGATTCGCGTGCCGAATAATGGCTTGCACACTACTCGCTCATTCTAATCATACAATGGAATTAGAATTTCTTGCGATGGCCGTTCCACCCGGACGTTACACATGCATCACTGTTGGAGGTGACTTTGTTGCAACAGTCCTTGGATACGATGTGCCCAATACTCGCCAAGAGTTGTCACTATACCACTTGCTACTATGCAAGTGCCACGTATATATCACTATACACGTTTAGTATCTTGAGGCTCTAAGGGTCATCCATCGTAATTTGGGGAAAATTATTTATACATAGTAAGAATATATAACTATACCTACTATGTATCAATTAGAGAGACGTCGAAGTCAAAGTTACTCATCATGATCTTCCTATTCTTTCTATCAATAGGAGAATCTCCTCTTAACATTTGGAATACCTTCATGTCATTTTCAATATCCGAAATCTGAACTCTTATTAGAGTTCTAGTATTCGGATCCATGATAGTAGTTCTGATATCCTCTTTAGTTGCTTCGCCCAAGCCCTTCATTCGTACCGTAATTTCAGGCTGAAACTTCTTCAGAATCTTCAGAACTCCTAATAGAGACAATTCAGTCTCAGTTCCAGTCTTATTGTGTTTGAAGACTAAGCTTTCGTTTCTTCTAGGAGCATATTCCTTTATCAGAGGAACGAGCGGCTTCGACTTTCTAATGAATCTTTCACTTAATTCAAATAGCTGATATCTTCCATCGATAACTCCTTTCAGGACTTTGTCTTTGTCATCATAATATATCTCCGGAAATACTTCATTTACTCTTCTCATGAAGTTATTGATATTGATATCTTTCCTATCGCGATCAACTAATTCTTCTATTATTATCTCAACTAATCTATCATTCACTTTATAGTGTTGAGATAATTGTAAAATATTGTCTACGTAGTCGGCTGTATCTGTCAGTAATTTGAATAAAGAATTTTTATCGATATATTCAATATCATCGCCTCGTTTATATCCAATTCTATATTCTTTAACTACTGCAGAAGCATATCTTTCCACATAGTCGTTTCTGTTAACCACGAAAGGATTTGTTTTGTCAACTACCTTGTACAACGGGGGCTCTGCTATGAAAAGCCTATTATCCAGAATGATTTCTGGATATACTTTGAAGAAGAATGTACAGAGTAATGCTCTTATAAATAATCCGTCTACCGGATGAATCCTTATAGCTTTCACTATAAGCCAGACTATATCTTCACAATATTCCCGTTAGCGAAATATTGTACCCCCTGTTTCCGCCGGCATTAGCTTCCGGCGTACTCTACTAACTGTCTCTAGGGTATTTCTCCACAAGAGAAAGTTTTTCGATAGTCGTTGAACGTTCATCTATATTATAGATGCTTCGTTGCGGATTATCCAATCCTAAACTATTTTACCATCCAATGCCCATTACGGCATCTGCTGCATTATCCATTACTAGATAACCGCGGTTGTTTAGGCTCTAAGGAACTTCCCGCAATTAAAGAGGTTTAAAGCCAACGTAGATTTTCATCGGCATCTGAGCTGAGAATGATGCGGTTAAAAGCTAATTTTGACAAATCAAACTTTGCTCCGACATTGCATCCAAGTATCTTAATTAGATCATTAAACTCCTTATTTTGTAATATTGTAGCCAAATCTCGGTCAAGAGCGTTTAACACTATTCCTCTTAAAGCAAAGATAGCCTGTGTTTTGGGATCTCTAGCTACAGCCAGAGTACCTTTAGCAGATAATCCCTCGCAGATGTAAAGTTCTTTATACTCCTTGCCTTTGTTGATACAAGGAGTATAGTTTCTCATCTTGAAAGAAGACCAGTTTGTCATGGTCTCTTTGACTACAGAATTCTTTGCCTTTTCGCCTTCTCTTCTAGCTTTGGCATTTAGCTTCACGATGTTAATTAACTCTCTACCTTTAGCTTGATTTTTCTCAAAATACTTGGTGAGAGCTAATATGGTTTTATCTTTAATAATTTTCTCTAATTCATCATTACTAACTTTATGCTTAGTCTGAGAAGTGTATAACTCCTCTAAGTTAGTATTTAGAGAAACTATTAAAGCTAAACCATTCTTCACATCGTCCCACTTGATATCCAGATTATCTCGTTCAGATAGACTATTCTTAGTTGCATTCTGAAGATATCTGCAAATACCCTCCAATACACCATCCAAATGAGATCCATTGTCTATTGTATTATTTCCATTAGAGAAGCTATCTATATACGGATTCAGAGAATTCGTATACATGAAAGCTATATCCATGGAAAGATACCTTTTAGACTTTTTACCAGATATCTCTTCTTCAATAGAATCATCTTCAAAACTCAATCTGACTCTATCTGAGATAATGTCATTCTTATCAGTTCTCAGGGTGAGCATATCCTCAAAAGGTTTTACAGTGTAAACATTATCCTCTACATCACCTTTTTTATTGATATACTTTGAAGTCATCTTATACTTCTTACTTTCGAGGAATTGTAGATTAATCAGTTCCTGCTTGATATCTTTCCATATGATATGAGTATTTTTTCCTAGTACTTTGGACGGAGAAAATATGACTCTCATACCATGCTTGGAAGAATCGCAATTTCCACTTTCCTCTTTTACCTTTTTACCTTCCTCAAATACTAATCTGAGAAATTTATCCTCGGTTCCACCTCTATAGGTAGTAACATCCGTAATCCTTCCTAAAGCAGTAGTGGCTAATGTACCAACCCCATTTGTTCCCAAGATATTAGTCTTAAGATCTGCCTTAGAAGTACTATCAATGTTACTGCCAGAATTCAAAGTGGTTAGGATATTCTCAAATATCCCGATAGGAATACCTCTACCATTATCTTGAACTTCAATGGTATCAGTATTCTCGTCGAATAGAATATCAATTCTGTTTCCTGGAGATCTGGGATTCTTTATTTCATCTAAAGCATTATAAAGAATCTCTAAAACGATATTCTTTGCAGCATCACATCCCGAAGCAGCCACATACATTCTGGGGCGTATCCTTAATTTATCAATGTCTGATTTTAAATGAATGAATGTATCATCAACGAATTGTTTATTCAATTCCATCCCAGCTCCTTTTCTGGTTTTATTCGTTCTATGTCTGATATTATATTTGGATGATATATGACGCCAAGTTTTACCCTGTCTTATCTGAGAAATTATATATTCTTTCACCCCGGTTGCTTGGGATATTTTATGATAAGGGATGTTTTCATCTTCTAACATACTACATACTTTGTGTATCTGATCCTCCGTATAAATACATTGAGGTGAATCAATTCCAAGCCAATATCTACTATCATCCCCCAAATCATATTTATCGCTTATAGACACCCATTCACGTTTTTTAGCAACAGCACTGATGGTTTCGATATTAACCCCAGTTATTTCAGATATTTTTCGCCGAGATAATTTTCTTTCTTTTAATAATTTACAAACTTCATGTATTTGATAATTCTTATAAATGCTACTATTTGAGTCTTCCTCCAAATATATTGGCAGCAATTCATGATCAATAGCATGAGTTATATTTTCAGATGCTGTGGCCCATTCCAGATTCCCGACCCAATTGAAACTTTTAATGGGAATTATATGATTTACTTGGGGCTTATTTTCAGGATTTGGAATAAAAGCTTGAGCGACCAGTCGGTGAACACCAATAGTTTTTGTCTTAGAATCCAAAGATAAAGATGCACGTAGATATTTATCCGTACTATAATTGCATTTCATCAATTTCTTACTAAATGCATTGCGAACCAGCCCAGTATTGCTTATTTCATAAGGGCATTCTGTTCCATTTACTACGACATTTCTCCATTTCGGATTATTTATATCATATATAAAATTATCTACTAGGCATTTTGCATCTGTTCCTAAATTATCGAAGGTAGTTCCATATATTTTCATCGCATTGATGTCGCGTTCTGTCAACTGGATGTCCGGATTATCTTTTTTAAATTTTTCTAAAACATCGCATTCATCAAATATTCTATTTTTAAATTTACTTTCTTTAAATCTACTTTTTTTCTTTTTCATATAAAATCACCCACTTCATAGCCACATACATGCGAGATTTGGTACGTATCTTATCGATATCTGATTTTAGATGGATAAATGAATCATCTACAAACTTAGCCAATTCAATTCATATCTCCTTTCAAATGTTTTAATAAAATACATATCTATTTTTATAATATATAATTTGAAACTATATATTATAATTTTAGCCCCATAGCTAATATACATTGCTAAGGGAAATTCTGTTTCATATCAAAGAAAGAGGGTAATTGTCATGATGGTAACAAAGGTTGAAATCAATGCTCCGTTGAAGGTCACTCCTGGTCGTCGTATGCTTTGCTGGGCTAATGTAACGTTGGATGATGAGTTGGTGATTAAAGGTATTCGTGTCTATGAGGCTAACAATGCCGGTGAGATGCGTAAGTGGATTAGGTTGCCTGAGAGGCAGATTCCTTTCTCTATCACGGGAGGGGAAATCCACAACGTTCCGGTAGTTACAACAATCAAGAAAGAGCTTCTTGCTGAGATTACTTCCGCCATCTTCGAGGAGTGGGATAACGATCCTCGTAATCCTGCAAATCGAGTTGGTGAGTCTAAGTAACGCCAACCACGGCGGTTGGAAACACCTCCCTTTCGATAAAGCTAAATATAGGAGGGCTGAGCCCTCCTATATTTAGCACTTTTATTCGCTCATTTTCTTTTTTACTTCTTCATAGAGAGAAGCTATATCCGGCAGATGTAGATAATTATATCCGAATGTAAGCGGATTATCTCCGGCGTAAGTATGAACCATCTCACCGCTGATATCAATAGATCTCATTTTACCATTTTTATCTTTTTCAAAATAAGTAGTATTTAGAGATCTATTAGAAAATTCCCCAGACACAAATTGATCGTTATTTAGATTGGCTTTGTAGATCATCGTATCCGGATCCATGTTAGAAGCTATCTTAACGCTAGGATAGAATGCTGACATATCGAAATCTATTGCATTCGGAAATATAATATTTGAAGGAGAACCTAAGATAGGCATTCCATTTTTAGCATTCATTTTCGGAATAGCTGTGATAGCTCCTTTGAAGGTACTTTCATTTTTCTCTTCATCTGTATCTTCTAACTGAGAGAATTTATCATCGTCTAAACCTATAGCGTTTAGATTGTTACTCTGGACCCAACCTTGATCATTGAAACTAACTTCACGGACGTTTCTAAGCAAATGAGTTTCTCTAAATATCTTAGCATATGGAGTTACATTTGCTTGGGATCTATGATAATATGTTTCAACGTCATGTAGTTTAATTTCCAATCCATGCAAAAGCAATGACCTTATAGTCATGCAGAATTGCAAGTTCTGCACGGTTCTCAGTAGATAATAAAATACCTACATGAACTCCTCATACCTTTCGTATGAGATTAGACTATATCATCATGGCATCTGCCATGTGCCTCGCTTCCACCGCCATTGGCTTGCGGTGTACTCCCCGTGGGGATAGTCGTTGAGGTTTCTTTATTCTGAGGATGCATATAAATTGCATTAGTAAGATTATATTGAGAAATTATATTTTGTCTAACGTTAAATGATCCATTTAGAAGCCCATATGCATATGATCTCGGTATACCAGCTTCGTTAGCGGCATCCATCAACAAACTACCATTTTCCATCAATTTACAAAATTTATGAATAGATGCATCGCTATATTTGATACTAGGATTTCCATCACCCTTTTTAATTACCTTCAAACCAGTTTTGAAAGCTCTAAGAATATTTTCGCTTCTGGTAACCCATTCTAGATTTTCAGCTCTATTATCATCTTTAATGCCATTGATATGATCGACGTCATATCCTTTACGATATGAATCTTTACAATAAATACTAGCTATAATTTTATGCACAGTAACAGGATGAACTTTCCTATCGATAAAAATATTAACAATCTCATATCCTTTCATAGTATGACCATTTTTTAGAATTCTACCGCTTATATCGGAATATACTCTACCATTTCTATCGGCAAAATATTCTGTCGGTGTTTCAAAATTATGGTAATATCTATGGAATTCAGTCTCATTTAGATATATACAATCCTCTAGAATATCTCTATCCAGCCCACTTCTCTTTTTTATATGAGACAGCTTTAGTGCACAGGTACGACAAGTATATTCTTGCCCCGTTTTAATTAAATAATTAAAACGATAATTATCTATATATGCTTTTTTATTGCAATATTGACATCTTACTTTAATTTTATTATTCTTCATAATATACTCACCTCCTTTCATAGGTATATACATCCTCAGAATAATCAAAACCTGCTGATTGGCCAATCCTTACGATTGTCACTCATATGAGTACGTAAGGCTCTAAGGCTGTTCCAGCATTTCAAGGCATTTTACAAGGACCCATTATATTGATCCTTTTGGTTATATCTAATAAACAATTTCCAATCTTTATATGGAAACATCATAATGTTAGTCTCATCAGGATATTCAATTTTCTTATCACCCAATTCTTCATCTGCTACTACATTCAATTTGTATGACTTCTTTACATGCTCAGATTTTCTTATACTCGCATACAATCTTAACTGGCAAATGTATTGAGTATATGAGCTAACTCTAAAGTAGTCATTCTGTTTTGGAATCTGATACATCATTTTGTCAATCTTAAAGAAACAAACTGGATGATCGAAATCCGGATGGCAGATTATAGAAGTTGGCTGATATCCTAATACCTTGATTCTCTCATATAGATACTGAAGGTCGAATCTCATATTCCAAGCTAAGCAGAAGTATGGCTTTCTGTCATTGATCAATCGAAATACATCTGTAATCATTTCAATTTCTTCATCATAGAATCTCGGTTTATAATCCATGCTCCCATACATTGCATCAAAAGCTTCATGAGATTCTTGGATAAATTTATCTTTGTTTTTCACTAGATCCTGATGTTGTTTCAATTGATTCTCATACAGAGCGTATCGTTTCTTATACTCTTCATCCTTTACTAACGATTGAGGTTCATATGGATTTAGAATGAAAGTGTAAACCTCTCTAGTCCAATCAAAAACTACCGTAATACAATTTACTGGGGCATACGCCGTATCGTATAACCTATCCATATCCGGCACGTAATCAATTAGATCAGTTTCAATATCGATGAAAGCTTTCTTCAGTTTGATATTATTTAGTTTATATTTCTTATACCATTCTCTCATGTAGTAGAACTCAGGTTGGAAATCACATCCGAAACAATATCTCCACCCATAGAGTTTATCCAGAGATCTATAGTCATTGTTTCTGAAACAATCTTGTACGAAAGCTTCTCCTCCTGGACCAATTTCTTTTGCAATCTCATACTTTATATCACTTACTAATACTTTCTTGGAGAACATGTTCTCCATTTTCTCTTGAGGTTTATGGTAGTTAAACGTCCTCAATTCTGGTTTAACAAACCAAATATCTACTAGAGCTTCTTCATTTGATTTTTGAACGTTCCCATTATCGTCTACATAAATTACCTCAAAAGATTCCGGTATTCCTAATTTTTTATTTGGCCTGATATAAGTTACATTCAACAATGATGGATTTTTATCAGAAATCACTTTAAGATCCACCTCCTAGAATGAATATAAAAAATAATAGAGAATGGAGGGATTATCCCTCCATTCTCCTATATTAGTCATCATTTAAACTTCCATTCTTTATCTTTCTTCTTACCTTTCTTTCTCTTTTTCTTCCCTTTCTTCTTAATCAGAATGGAGAAATCATCCTTCTTCTTTTTCTTCTTTCGTTTTGATTTAGTAGAGAATACATCTCTCATGATGTCATAAAGAGCTCGAGGTTCTCCATTTTTCTTTGTCCCAAGAATATAAGTCCTGATGTTCTCGGGAGTAATGAATCTTGCTATAGTATTATCCAGCAAATTTTTATCCACGGCGGTTTCCTCCTATCGAGTGATGTCATAAAAGAGATCGGATTTATTCTTTAATAACTCCTTCTTGGATTGCTTTAACCCAAGTGCTGTCTTATGAGCCTTTTTAATCTTTTTAGCTCGCTTAGGAGTAATAACGAAAGTAGAGATCCACCTCTTCAAAACATCTCTCCGATATTTCTTAATCCAGCTCTCTTTCCCTGGAATAAATTTCTTCAGAAAGTTTGCTACAACATCCATATCTCTCTGGATATCTTTCTTAGAATCAGAGATAATGATGTTATGAGACTTCACGGACTTCTTAGCTTTCTCAATAAGCTTGGAAGTTGGATAACTAGCTTTCTTCTTTTTCTTCTTCTCAGCATTGAAAGAAGAATAGATATCCAACTCCTTAACATCCTTGAGGAAGTCCGGTTTATCCGGATCAATGTTTCTGTTAAGCGGAGCCTTTCTCTTATAAGAGAATGGAATGTCGGTGTCTTGAGAGATTATTTTCTCCAATTCTTCCAGCTTATTAATCACTTTAGAACCACTAGTACAACAATAAGCTGTGAACTCAATTTTATCCTTGCTCTCATTCGGAATTGCTTCACACACTTTACACATCATCGTGTAGAAAGCTTCCATATCGAATCTTTCAAAATCATTTGAACGGAAAAGAACTGTATACAGATTTTCTCCTGTAGAGTTAATCTTCAATTCTTTTACCGTGGATACATCTGGAAGTTTCGTTCCTTCCGAATTAAATTGAGAAAATTCATCCGAGATTATCAAGCTAACGGAAATCATCTTATTCCTCCTCGTCGTAAGATTTGAAGACAGATTTGTCTCCAGCCCGAAGTTTCTTAATAAGCTTTTTCGTAATCTTAATTGCTTCCATAAACTCTTTTTTATTTCCCTCCAATTCTTCTGGAAATATCATGACCTCCTCTAACAGCATCAAGTATTCTTCAATGCTGTTAGCCAGAGCTTTCAACTGATCCCGTGTTAATTGATTTGGATCAAAAGATGGTATAGCCGACATCTTTAAAGAATACCTTCTTTCGTTTTTAAATTCTTAAAAATATCAGGATATTGTAATAATATATCACTACAATATCCTGATAATTATTTTAAACTGAAAGGACGCTGATTTTGTTATGGAGATTACGGAGATTAGAGAAGCCGGTTGTAATAACCTGCTCATGTATTCCCTTCAGCATGGAGCGGATTTAGTCAATGATCAAGCTTTGGTCAGCTTAATCAACGACGAATACTTCTATTTGGTTACAATTTCTGATTTAACCTTCTATGAGGTATTTAGACTCACGCAAATGTATCGCGATAAACTAAGAACCCTATCGAGTGGAATCGATGCGACCCCTATAACGGATGAGGGGTACCTCGCGTACTTTGGAGGTGAGTCTTTTAATGGGACAGAGAGTCGTGGCAATTCTCTAGAAAATGCAAATACTGGAGATGCAGGCGAGAATATCTCTCTTCCCAAGCAGACCGAATCTTGTGTTCGGCACTGGCTATCTTTAGTAGCGCAGCTAAATGAAGACTCGGACATCATAAGGGATGGAGCCAGCCGGCTCTTCATACCTATGCTGAGCAGACGCTGTACAGTGCAAATTCCTGTGAGTTTCTATGACCTCCTCAGCTCGATAAACAAAGAGGAAGCCAATGAACTGTTCAGTGACAAATACCCATCTACGTTGGCGGATATAGTCAAGAAACCAGTTCACGGGGTCAAAACCTCACTTGGTGTAGGAATTGCGAAAGCAACGTCTATTATCAGATACGACAAACGGTATGATACCTATCTTCAAAATTGTAAGTATTTTCCTCTTAGAGGAAGTGCTAATGCCGATAGCACAAATTTGTACAAGCTTGGCTTGTTAGGTTTCGCCAAACGTGATTTGATAACTCGTAGTGAAGTAAGATTTAGTTTGTACAAGACTAACCCAGAGGTTGGTCTTAATACCATGAAGAGGTTATCTAAACTCAAGTCTCCTTTGGAAGTTGATTTTGTCGTACAGCTTCCAATTGAGTATATGCAGATTCTATTGAATACATATGGAAGAGAAATTCTTCCAGTTCAATATGAATCCAGTATGAGTACTATACTCGACAATGGAATCCAGTATGAAGATTTTAAAACTCTAGAATGGGTTGATGAATCCTCTGAAGAAGGTTTAAAGAAGATAGAGGAGCACGATAATGCCATTGCCGCGTATAGAGTTAGAATTGCTGAAGCTAACGGTGTGCTTCTGAATACGATTAAGAATCTAATGGAGAGCAAAGCAGATATTTCTACCAGTAGCATATTCTCCTTACTTCCATCTATCTATTCAGCTACTGCCGTTATCACTGTTAACGTAGAGCATTTGAAACTCTTCACCTCCCACTACGATCCACTGATCAACACGATGTTCCGAGATATAGAAAAGACTATTGAGAATATCCAAGACGATCTTCGTAAAGCTAAAGATTAGAATAGAATTGGAATTGGAAACATCTTCTTTAGAACAAATCCTACTACGGCAGTAGCAATTCCAAATACCAATTCTGAATTCCTCTTACAGAACTTACGTACTCTGCGATATCTCTTTCTGCAGAATTTTCTTACAGCTCGATACATACGATAGATTTTGTTCTCAATTGTCCACCATGTCTCACGGATACTAGACTTAATATCCGAATACGTATGCCGAATAGCTTTTCTAATCTTTCTTACTTTACGAGGGAACTTAGGTCCGTCGACCATGCTAATAGTAACTAACCCAGTTCCATCTTCGATCTCATCGAGCCTCTTGTCAATTTTAATTATTTCAAAATGAGCTCTGACGGACCTTTCCTTCTCATCTGGCTTATCAGGATCTGCTTTGTAGATAATATTTCTACAAATAGCTCTCCTCTTAGCAAGATGAGCAATTTCATCCTCTAGGGCTTGCATCTCTTCTTCATATAACTTTTCTCTCTCTTCCTGATAGTGAAGACGTTCTAATTCCTTTTCCTTCCAGTCACCAAATGCAAGCTGTAGATAATTATTGGGATCATTATACTTCTGCCCTCTTTCTTCATAGTAGAAATCGAATTTATCTTCTACCTTTTGAACTTTAGTAGCAGTTGCATTTTTCCCCAATAATATTCTCTTTTGTCTTTCTTTTTCAAGTTGCACTAAAAACTCCTGCCCTAGCATCACCTTAATTCATCCTCTCTAATTTTAGATAACGAATATGAATATTGGAGGGGATAATCCCCTCCAATATTTCTCTCTCGTTTATAATATCTAAAATAAGAATATATAAATTCATGCATATCTTAGTATATCGCACTACCCAATCCAACCATAGATTCTATTTTTTCGTTGATCTTAGAAGCCATCTCTTCGAGATAAGTTCCATTCTTGAAGTATTGATTTGCATTCTCAATCATGGAACCTCTTTGTTCCATATAAGTATCTACAGAAGGAACTAATCCGGCTATGTTAGCCAGATAATCATTTAGAGTTTCATTGAATAAGAATGAGGAAGGATCATGAGCAGGAGATATTGAAATATTTCTATATAGAGGATGAATTGTGAATCTAACTTCTACTGTCAGGGGAAATCCGTGTATAGAAACATGGTTTGACTTCGGGTTCTTCGTAATACTCATATTTTTTACAATACCTAATTCACACGTACACATCCCAGGGATATATGCCTGCACTAAGAATGGAGAGGCAATTGTATTTGAAGTCATCATTCTAGGGGCTACTAATGCAATTAGATGCATCAGAGGAACTACAATATTCATGTAGTAGTTATATGGATCCCCATATGGAGTTGATAGAGTTACTGAGAAACTATAATCCATAGTAGCTTCAGAAGATTTATAGATCTCTGGATAAATCATTTTCTGACCCTTTAACGCTCCTAGTGCTCCGGAGAATATATTAGAAGCTAATCCATCCCCCACTGCAAACGTCTTAAGCCTATCCATATTTAGACCAATCTGCCCAGCTGCATTACCGAGAAACTCCGCTACGTCTCCTACCAACCCCATATCAAGATTAGAGTTGGTCATGAAAGCAATTTCACTTCCAATGCCATCTGTCATTCCGCTAATCATCGATTCTATCAAAGAAGGACCAGTTGTATTAGTAAGCTCTTCTGTAAAATTCTCTGGATGTACCATAAACTGTACATTGGATACTTTATTCCTCAGCATATCTAAAGCCGAGGAAGTATTAGCTTTTTCCGCACCAACTATACTTCTTCCTATATTACCAATCATATTACCAATATCTTTAGCGGCCGACATTCCTAGATCGGCTGCCATCTCTCCGGCAGATTTTACATACTGCCCGCTCATTCTATAATCTTTCCATTTGATAGATTGAAACGGTTGAAATGTGGCTTGACCTCCACCAGAAGCTACAAATGTTCCTTCCGGCATTACCCCATTAGCTGCCATTTGTGGAATTCCCATGAGTATTGCAACTGTTCTACACATGTAGTCTACATACTGCATATACTCCAAATATGTCTCTCTAAATCCAAACATTCTTTTCTGTAACTTACCGCCATTCCCTAAGATGGTAGTGTTCTTAGCGATGGACCAAGCTACAGAGGCAGCTGCTTTACCTCCGGTTGCTCTACTGCCACTAGCAGCTCTTATCTCGTCAATCGTGTCAAGTACCCCACTCGAATCCCCACCGGTGTACCTAGGCATCCCAGGTCTAATATATAGAATAGGAGAATTGATTAAAAAGTTTCTGAGATATTCGCTACCAACTTCTGTATTTACTTCTGGGAATCTAGCATCTACTGAATCCATCAACTGAAAAGGAGCTCCGAATAATCTAGTGCTGTATCTAGATAAATCATTCTCTCCTTTATTGATTAAGCCAGTTTCAGGATTCTGTAAAGCTCCAATTCCAGCATTCTGTAATATCTCGGTAGATAGAGAATTCAATAAACCGGCAGCTATATCATTAGCTGCATTGGCTAACCCGCCATTCGTTCTAGGCATAACAGCTGCACTTACTTTAGGATCAACAGCAGCAACAGTTCTATTTATACTTGCAATAGTATCTTCGCTTAGAGCTGTATCGTTTACACTAGTTAGGTTCTGCATTTATATTCCTCCTTTAACTAAAAATTATTATTCTAAATAGTGATAGAGAATAAGAGAGGGGATAATCCCCTCTCTTATTTATATTCTAAAGAAATACTGGGGTTTTAGTTCTTTCACTGAGAATTTTTTTACTCTTATACCCGCTGGCAGTAAGAATCTTATCCATGCTACTATCAAATTTATTCTTCATTTCATCGTAGAATAATTCAGTAGCCTCTGTAAGAAATCCCATATCTTCTTGACTGGCATCTGCATGGAATAGCTTAAATCTACAATCTTCAACGAAGCTATCAATTTCCTTTATGCTGTTAAGATACGATTCTACATAGATTGGAAGATCTTTATACTTCCATCTAGTGACGTTAAACATTTCAGTCTTAATCATATTCTCTGTATGATGCTTAATTTCATCCATGCTAATATTAGGTCTTTCTACATTCAATCTATACTTAGAGAAATCATTTACAAATTCACAGAAAGTATTCTTGGCTTCTGTAATATCATTGACTTCGATAGTGTGGTTGTGAATTACTAAACCAAATTCTTTGCTAACTTCTTCTATCGATTCCATCATAGCTCTATCATAAGTCTCAATGAAATCAGAAATCATTCTATCCTTAGTCATTTAAATCTACTCCTTCTTTTTATATTGAAAATCATGAGAAATTATACGAACGTTGAACCATCATAATCTTATGAATTGAAATCATAATTCTTCTATATATTTTTCTAGTAGTATAGTAAATCTATAGAAAGGATATAATACGGATTTATATTGTACTAGTACTTAGTAATGAGAGATTGTTACATCACTGAGGAGGTTGTTGTGAAATGAGTAGAGAAAAATATAACTTAATTTCAGAATTGAATAAAAAATCTAAAGAAATGGAGGCTACATCTAAACTAGGATTGGTAGGTCAAGGAGATTTCTATGGCGCTAATAACATCATGCGTCTAGCAATGAATCTAAAGCACCAGACTCAGCACTTAACAATTGACAATCCAGAATTTCCATTTGTTTATGACGGTAAAGAAAATCTTATAGGGGAATATTCCTCTTTCTATAATAAAACCGATAAAGAGTATAAGATTGAGTATATCATAAAGAAATATGAAGATCAATTGAAAGGTAAAAGTAAAATAGCTTTATATTTTCTTCATTGTAAAAATGATGATAGTTGGAAAGTAGTTGAAAGAAAAGAAGTTGAAAATCTAACCGAGAATTTTGGGTTTGAATATAAAAATGAATTCTTGGATAATAGTGAAGTTGGAGAAGTAATTCCTAAAGGAAGTGTATTATACAAATCAACGTCATATGATGAGAATATGAACGTCGGTGTAGGAGTTAACGGTAGAATATTGTATGCAGCTCATCCGGCTGTACAAGATGACGCTATCATAGTCAGCGAATCTTTTGCCAAACGAATGGTTACAAATCAAATCAATTCTAGAACTATTCCAATTGGAGAAAATAGTTTGTTATTGAATTTATATGGTAATGAAGACGAATATCAAGGAATACCTCATATAGGTGAAAAAATTAAGAATGGAATATTATGTGCTACTAGAAGTATGAAAGAAGGGAGGATGTTTTCAGATCTAAGAGATTCTTCTCTTAACGTAGTAAACCTAAATGCAGATCAGGTTTACTACGGGGATGGAGAAGTAATAGATATTACCGTATACTGCAATAATCAGAATATCAAACCAAATAAAATCAATAAAATTCTCTTAGATTACTATCATGAAGCTAGAGTGTTCTATAGCAGAGTATATAGAACCTGTAAGAAGATAATCAAAAGCAGTGAGCATGTAGATCCGATGATCAATAGATGGATGAAACGATCTATGGAATACTTGGATACTTCTGCTTACTGGGCTTTCAATGACAATATATTTTCAAATCTAATGGTTGAAATATTGATACGTAAGAAATGTCCTATTAACAGAGGCCGAAAAATAACGGGTCGCAGTGGGAATATATGACAGTATAGCCCACCATAAACTGGGTTAATTGCGGGAAGTACTCGTTTAGGATCATACTACCAACTCACTGTAGTGATACGAGTGAGGGCAATGGGTAATTCCGGAGATATGGTAAAAAGGTATGATATAGAGACAATCCGCAGCGAAGCATCTATGAAGAATAGATGAACGTTCAACGACTATCCCTAGGGCTGAAATGCCAACAGGAGTAGGGCCTGAAGCTAATGCGGGCGGGTGAGAATCCCTTAAATCGAAATGCCTAGCTCTGTTACATCTTTATGATGTAGCTAAAGATATAGTCTCAACATGCATAGAGATATGCAGTCGCTAATATAGCGAGCACGACGTTGCGAATCGTGTCAAGATAATGATAAAACTGTAGTTTGCAGTATATGGCCTGATGAGGAAATGCCATACTTGGCAGAAGAATGCTATAAGGATGACTACGGAGTAGTTCATGCTAAAGGAAACGTTGAAAGAGTAGAATTAATCACAAATCCTCTAGCGATTATCAACAGAACTATTCCAATGGCATTATTTGAATCTAGTATTACCTTTATAACTGATAAAGCTAGAAGACATATGAGGAAATTAAATGATATAAAAGAACAAGAGAAGTTTATGCTAAACATAATCGAATTGTTAAATCATAAACAAGGAAAGGAAGTTAGAGAATTATATAGCAAATTATCTGATAAAGCTAAGAAGAAATTTATAGATTCTGCAATTGAAGATGGGATCTATATTAGATATGAAGCATTTGATGAAAAACTCTGTTTCAGGGATAATATCATCAAAGTATATGAAACGTATCCTGACATAATGAAACCATGGGAAATATTCATACCCAAACCAAAATGGGGTAGAGATGTTTATGTAGGAGCTGATTATGTAGGATTTCAGTATATCATGATGCTGAAGCAAAGCGGTGAGAGAGGTTTCTCAGCTAGATCTGCCGGTTCTATCAATGATGAATCTCTTCCAGAGAAGAGTAACAATAACAAGATCGGGAAGCACTGGGCCTCCGATAATGCAGTTAGGTTCGGAGAATATGAATCTCTGAATCTACTGATAATCATCAATGAAACTGATCTGGCTCTGATTAACGCTCTATATAGATCCTCTATAGCCGGTAGAAAGTTTCTATATGAATCCATTATATCAGAAGAGCCAATGGAAGTTCCTAGTAGCTTTACTAATAGAGCCGCTGAAATTCTCCAAGTGTATCTGAAGTCATTAGGTGTTAAGATAGAAACTATTCTAACGGAGGACGAGTTTATCGGCGAACCAGAACATACAAACGAAATTATAGGATTTACTGTAAAGAATAGAGTTATCTTCTGCACTCAGAATGAAATGTATTATCTGAAGAAATTGCAGAAACTCTATAAAAAGTATATCCATAAGAGTGAAGAGAATATTGATAATACGGAAGAGATCTGGGATTGGATGATGGATAATCTAACCTTCAAGAAGAAGTTTCTTACTGATACAATCATTGATCTATTTAAGAATAACATTGAAGCATTTAATTAGCTAAAAGGAGGATATAGAATGACAAGTACACCGATTGAATCATGGATGACATTTTTGATATTGATTACTCCTGTCATACTAGTATCACTGCTAATACTAGTATATCTAGTAAATCAGAAAATATCTGAGAAGAGATATTTAATTCAGTCCTACATGGATCGGATTGAATTGTCTAGATTACTTCTAGATTTTCTGGATAAGTTCATAATGGATATCTGTGTCAGAGAAATGGAAACGTTCAAAGATACACATGATCTAGCGTTGAGTAATAAAAGCAATATTTCGGATTTAATTTCGAATACCGCTATAAAGGTTATGAACTCTCTGAATCATGACATGAATGTAGAAGGAACTGTAATTGAGTTTAAACAGTTAACCGGCAGAGATGGATTCCCGTGGATGAAATCTATGTTTTCAAATTCTTTTCTGAATCAATATGTAATAGATACCACTACTTTCATTATGAAGCGTTTGTTAGAAAAATCTATAGATGAATACGAAGAATCTAAATAAGAAAAGGAGATAGTTTGATATGAGTGAGAATGAGAAAGTGTATACAGATAAAGCCATGGAATGTGTTGAAGAGAGTGTTAAGCAATTGGAAGAGAAATATCCAAATGCAAAAGTATTCGAAGATAATGTTCTAGCATTTCCTGATAAACTTCCTGAGAAACCAGTTTCTCTTAAAGATGAAATTGATGAAGCAGTTCCTGTAGAAGAAATCAAATCTGAAGAAGAGAAAGCAAAAGAAGAAACTCCTGTAGAAACTAATGAAGAGAAACCTTTTCAGTTGAATGAAGAGAATCCTTTGACTAAAATGAGCATGAAAGAAATTACCGACATGCTCAAGAAGGTCAAGGAATTAGTAGAAATCTCCCAGTCAGGCTGGGAAGCTACTCGTAAAGAATTTGAGCTTAAAGATTCTCATATGAAAGCTCTATATGAATTCAATCTCAATAATAGAGATCCTCTTCCTCTTGTTACCGAGGAGAATAAAGATGAGGAAAAACAATATGATCCAAATAATGGATTGGATAAAATTACAGAAGAAGATGTAATCAAGATCTTCGGAGAGGATCATCCTATTATAGGAATAACTCATGATGTTACCAAGGATAGAATCAAAGCCACAATGGAGGAATTCATAAGCTGGATGTCTATCCTCAAAGAGTACACGAATATTCATAATGCATATATGGAGCTTATCGAGTATCAAGAGGAAGAGGAAATCAAGAAGCTAAAGGATATTGTAGATAAAGAACCCGATGAAGAGAAAAAAGCCAATGCTGTAAAAGCTCTAGAAAATTATTACAAGATCAAATACTTAGACTATCTACAGGAAAAAGTTCCAGAGATCAACATGATGCACGTCATTAGAGCTTTTAACGATGAAAACAAAGTACAGTACTGGATTGAAAAAGGCAGAAGTAAGCTTAAGCAGCTAAATCTTTCTCAGAAGTTTATTCTGGAGATTTCTCAGTTTGAGAAACGATTCTTGGATGAAAAATATCATCCTCAGAATAATGTACTTCTCTTATACTTCCTTAACGTTCTTAATTACTCTAAGCTGGATACTTCTAAATCTGCTGAAAGATCTCTGATAGTATCCTTCGTGGTTATGATGGATAGATTTATCAGAAATCAACTTAAGCCAGAGATTAGAGAAAGAATCTTGACTAATATAATTGCACTGGAGAATCAGTTTCTTGGTAAGATGATTAAGAAGTAAAATTATAGAAGGGGGATTATCCCCCTTCTATAATTATTTTATGAAAGGATGATAGATTAAAATGGCTGAGCTTTATGATGAGGGAATCATGTTGGATGATGCTCGTAATGGAGTATACTTGGGAACGTTCAGAGTCATCAGAGTTAAAGAGAATTCTGATGGTAGTAAACTGTTTGATATCAAGTACGAAGATTCTACAGAAACTCCATTCATGACTATTACTGAAAATGAGTTAAACAATAAAATTGATAATGGAGAAATTGCAATTTTGGATATAGTGAAGAATGGATATCTGTCAGATCTTCCAAATGAGAAGGTTAAAGAATTTATTGATCCTTTAGTAGATACAATGATACCTAAATTGAAAGAAAGTTTGAAAAGCATCTAGATAGAATAGAAATGATTAAATTATTCTAGGGGGAATTCCCCCTAGAATAATTATCTATAAAATACATGAATTTATTTTTTTATTCAAACCACTCTATCGAAACTTTACCTGCTGTAGGAGTACTATTACCATTTATACTCCCTCTTCCGACGACATAATCATTATACTGAATAGGATCGTCCACATAATCTGCAACTGACGAGTTGAAGTTAGTTGATAAATTGGTAGATTCTCTAATTTTTCTACAATAACCTCCCATTGCAATTATAGAAAAATTAGCCGTACTAACTTTTGTAGATCCACCTGCGGCCGGATATGTTGTAATGCTACTAGGGTTGCTAGTGCCATTAGTTCCGGCGGCACCAATGATGATTTGTAGTTTTTCGTTCTTTTTTAGATTTATAATAACTTTCTCTAAAGATCCAGATAGTCCACCGATATCTATTGATGCAAAGCTACCATACGCCTGCATAGGCATAGTAACACCGCCGGCTCCACCTCCGCCAGCTTTAATCACATATATCCCATCTTTAGGAGCTGTCCATTCTCCGCTACTTTCAATATACACTTTTTTATTGATAACCAATTCATTTCCAATAATAGTATTTCCAGTGTCCCCTTGGATATTTTTAATTGCTTCTACCAGCGCACTTTTAAGAGCATCTATATTCTGACCGAGATTGTTCATGCCGGTTCCTCCTCGTTCGACAGGAAGTGGATTATCTCTAGTAGGCAATGCTTCAGATGTTCCAATCGTAATAGTATTATTCTGAATATCAGAATCTAGTTTAATTCCACCCCCCGCTACAAGTTCTACAATGTTTTTATCCATTTAAAAATTCACCTCTCCCATTCAATACAACTCCTATTAGTATAAAATACATAGGGTATAATACCCTATGTATTTTATACTAATAGGAGTTTGTCACATATAGATGGGAGAGAACTGCTATGGGGCTTAAGCCCCATAGCATACTTATTTTCACTTCATAGATTAAATTTAGGAGGGGGATAATCCCCCTCCTAAATATTTTACACGCTAATTGGAGCGTTACCAGCATCCTCACTGGCAAAGCCGTACCAGCTAGCCTTAGCCTCCTTACCCTTCTGACCTGCAAGCTTAGCCTCATCAATCGGCTTATTGTCGATCTGAAGAGTCTTCGGAAGATTGGTAGCATGGAAGGCAGGAACGTTACCGATGTTAGTACCAGTCGCAGAATCGACAGGTACTGCACCAAGCGAACGGCTGAACAGATTCGGATTGTTCGGAGCGTAGACAGCATCACCGAGTTCCGGATTGAAGTTCAAGCTATTACTGACAATGCGATACTGCTTAAGCAAATCATTTGCAATAGCGTTGATAATCGGAGAACGATACATGATGCAGTTGAACTCGATATCGTATGTCACGTTATCGTGGTTGCCACCAGCTTCCATGTTCAGGATATTACCCTGCTGAATTCCCTTGGGATAGCAGTCGGCAAGCAACACAGCACGCTCAACCTGAGCACCGGATCTGTCGTGCATTACGTAGATGAACTCAGCTGTATGATTGGCTTCATTGAACTCGATACCCTTGTCGGACTCATTACTCTTCCGATATAGACGCTTCTCCGTATCGTCGTTCTCATCTCGTCCGCCGCTAATCCAACCGCCGTAGGTAGCAAGACCAGAGTTCTCATCACCGATGGCGTTCATCCAGCCGTCAATAACGGTATAAACAGGAGCTCCGACCAATTCGTACAATCCGATTGTAAAGCTCTGAGTTGTCTCCTTAGTGACAGTTGGGGTGTTGAATTGCCTACCAGCGAATCCTCCCTGAATAGGAGTAGCAGCCTCCTGAAGCTGTTTTTCACCAAAACCAGTGATGCTTCGATTCATATACTCAAGCATATGCTTGAACTGAATAAAGAGAGACTTACTGGTATACAGATCACCGTCTGTACCGGCAAACATCTTCAGGATAGCAAACGGCGGTCGTACCATGAAAAGACGACCAAATCCATTCAGCATTGGAGAGTAGTTACGAAGAGCATGATGAGTAGCATTAACTCCACCGACAAACATGCTATAGTCAGTCATGGTAGGAGAGTCAAACATCCTACCTCCTGTCTGTGCAGTGATAACTCCGGGGATCATGGGGCAACACCTCCGTTGATGCTGCTATAATCAAACTTAATACCGTACTTCTTCTCGGCAACCTGAGCGCCGTAGTCGTAAACCTTCATGCCGCCAGTCTCATAATCCGGACGAGCGATATTGATCTCAAGGATGATTCGCTTAATGATATCACGGAAGGCAACGTATACCAGGCAGTGCATAATCATGCGCTCCTGCTCCCACTCGTTAGCCGTAAATACTATATCAATATCGTGAACCATGGACCCGATCCAAGGACGATAGATTTCCATCTGAGCGGCAGTATAGCCCTTCCTGACCTCAGGCTCATTCCACTCATACAGATAGCCCTGGCAAGCAGCATCCAACTGCTTCTTGAGAAGGTTCAGAACTCTTACGTTATTCTCCTCAAGAAGAGCAGAAGCATCCAGCTGTCGAGTGTTCTGAACGGCTCGCTTTACAATCCTACCCTCATCAGTCTGGACGTAGTAGTTGATACGCCCCTTATACAGCATCTCTTTGACATCCCAGTCTATCAGGTCCAGATCCGGCTTAAACGTATCCCGAATCATGTTACCCTGAACCTTCAAGACCCTGCTATTCCGTCTCAGAGCGGTAAGCTGAGCATAGTTAAACGTGAATGGTTTGTTGATGCCGTGCTGAATCAAGTGAGGAATTAAATTCTGAGCCAAGAAGTAGGTAGCCGTTACAGGAATTCTACGACCGCTATTTGGATCAAAGATCTCGTAGTGACCCAAGTCAACACTAACGTTTCTGCCGAGGAAGTCACTCATCATGTTGATGAGATCAAGAAGCTCATAGCTAACCGTCGTCTTTCTGAGCCCAGTCATGTTCATATCAAGATGCAGCAAACAACCGGCACCCTCAGCCAGATCGATAGTCATACCGTTCTTGTTTCTGAATTCATTCAAGTCAAACATGGCTTTCTTGACATTCAGATCGGTATAGGATTCAATCATCTTGCTCTTCCAGAGTATTGCCAAATTAGCTGCATCCTCATCCGTCAATACCGTGCTACCAGCATACAGAGGAAGAACTCCTCTATCTGCAAACAGCTGTTCATCAGAAGTCATGTTGTAGTTAGCATCAAAGATGAAATCCAAGTTAACTCGAGCAGGAGAAAGAATCTTTCTATCCTTCTCTCCTCTAAAGGCCCTTACGTACTCCTTGCTCAGCAGGATTAACATTTCACCTTTGGTAGGAGGACGCTTCTTACCATCGATGCTAATTTCCTGGAAGTCGCCGTCTGAACCGCCTACGAACCGATACCCTACCTGCAACCCTAAGTTAGTCCCGTCATACTGGTCGGCATCAATAGCAACCTCTTTGCCTTCATCGTAACTGATATCGCCAGTATTAGGATCGATTGCGGTTACGGTATACAACCACCTCAAGCTAGCATGCAGAGGATCTGCAACTACCAGTACTCGATTTCCAACAGCAGCAGTAGACCACTCGGCAGTATTAATAGGTCGAGTAGTAAGCGTTCCATCCGGAATCCTCTTATCCGGCTCAATCCACGGCCCATCCTCACTCACGGTATAGTTCCTGTAGTAAGGAATAGGCTCATTGGTTTTAGCCATCAACTTGATACCAAAGATAGGATCAAAATTACTGGGATCCATAGCCTCAGCGTACTTGAGGTCACGCATCTCCTCAGTATTAGCCCCACTGCCCTCCAAGTAAATCCTATTAGGCTTAACGACTCTATCCTTATAGACGTCATAGATGAAGGTGTAGTTATCCTCGAACGTTTTGATCTTAACAGGACAGCTTCCGGTGGTAAACTGATCCAGTACATCATCAATCAAAGTACTCATGTCGTACTTAGAGGTCTGATAGATACTACCGGCAAACTGGTTAATTACTCGAGTTCTAGTATCGTTGTTCAACAGTACAAATCTGAACATCTTTACTTTGTACTCGGTTTCCTCTTCAACAGCCCTCTCAATCCTCATGCTATAGTTATCACCATACCTGCCTCTACCAATGCTTCTTACGTAGAGAATTGGTACGGTCATATATCCAGTCTGAGGATCGGGATCAGGCTTAGTAATGCTCTTACAAAAAGCTTCAATGTCAGTATCCTTCCTAGCACCTTCCGTAAGAGCAGGACTGATGGCATGAGTCCAGCTATACTTAACCTCCAGCCTCTTCAACCCTGTAGGCTGGCTATGCTTATCCAGGATATCACCCACCCTAAAGTGAGCAAGCAATACCATGTTAGCATAAGTAGCATTGTCAGGAAGGACACGACAGAACCAGACGTTTGTCTGGCCGTTGAAAAGTACATCAGCCTGAATAGAAGGCTGACCATACTTCTCATAATTTCCTTTCCCGAAAATAGCCTGCTTAGTAGCGAGAGTATTGACTCTAACAAACGTATTGTCAATACCAGTGTCAGCACCAGTAACCACACAAGTGGCAAACGGGAGATCGTCAAGGTCTCTCGGGTTAGCCACAGTTTCATCATACCATGTGTGGTCATACACGACTGTGTGAACATGGGGTTGTGCGTAGAACGGAATAATCTGTAATGTACTCGCCATATAGAAACACACTCCTTTACTTAAAATTTTCTCAAGGATTCTTTGAGATATTTAAAATAGTTTGAATTGTTATTGCGGCTTGAGGATAAATTATAGCCGCTCATAATTTCCTCAACTCCTTTATTTTGAATTTTAATAACCTTAGATCTCTTTTTTGAAATCAAAAAATTAAAATTATCCTATTAAATTAGCCTAATTAGCAGATTGTTACACGATAACTGCGGTGAAGCAGAATTTTAAAAAGTATATTATGAATATATATATTCTTAAAGTAAATAGGATCTATATGGTCTTATACTACAATCTGTACATGAAAAGGAGAATGATGTTATCATGGGTAGGCCGACAGTGTATGTGGATCTTAAGTGCGATAGGTGCGGGGCTCCTTATAGTATCCGGAGAGATTCTTATTATCATCGGAAGGAGAAAGGCAGGCCCAATCTTTGCAATGTATGCAGAAAGGACAAACATAGTCAGGACATAAGCAACTGGCACAGCAATCTGAGCCAGGAGGAAAGAGATGCAAGATATGAAAATATCAGTAATAAATGGAAAGAAAATTGGAATAGCAAAACTGATGAAGAAAAAGCTAAAGCTTTGGAAGCACTGAATGAAGGAAAAGAAAAATACTACGCCAATCTTACCGAAGAGGAGAAAAACAAAAGAAATGAAGAACGTAGAATAGTATCACAGAATATGTGGGCTAATAGATCTGAAGAAGAAAAAGAAAGAATAGTAAATGCGATGCATGAAGGAAAGAAGGAATATTATGATTCTTTAAGCCAAGAAGAAAAAGATGCTAAGATTGAAAAGCTCTGTAACGGATTCAGAAATTGGCGAGATAATATGACGGACGAAGAGAAAGCTAAAGAATCCGAAGAACGTAGAGCAAGATGGTTTGCTATGTCGGATGAAAAACGTGAGAGATCTTTAAAAATCTTGCAAGAAGAATGGAGGAAATGGTATAATTCCTCAAGTGAAGAAGAAAGAAAAATCAGAATAGATCATATGACGGAAGGTCTGAGGGAGTGGTATAGCAGCCTGGATGAAGAAGGAAGAAAACGGCATAAAGAATCCTCTATGGAATATTGGAATAGTCTTACGCCAGATGGTTTCTTGGAGTGGGTTAAGAAACAGCAAGATGGGGTTAGTGAATATATAAACAAAATCGGAATTCCTCAGAATGCTTTAGAGTTAGAATTTAGAAATACTCTGCACGTGCTAGGGATTCCCCACAAGTGGCAGTATCATAGTGAGATAATTGATCCGGGGTTTAATAATGCATTCCCTAAGAATCCGATTACAGGAGGAAAAGTTTCTCCATTCCATAACTGGGATTTTCTTCTCGAAACTAAACAGGGAAATGTTTTAATCGATATTGATGGTTGGATTCACCATATCGGCCCTGGAAGATATATTTCCTCTAGAGGAGTTGATGAAGGAGCTATAGTTAAATTTAATGACGCTCAGAGACCTTATCAAACAGATGGTATGGAGGCGTATATAATTTCTGCTAATTATGATAAGCTTGATGAGAAAGCTAAAGTATTTCAAGTTGATGCTGAGAAAAAGAAATTAAAAAATCCGATGGAATATAAGCAGTTTCTAAGGATACTTCAATTCATGAATATGTCTGATAAAGATAAGAAATTCATCATAAGTTGCAAATGAAAGTAAAATATTATACTAGGGGGTTTCTCCCCCTAGTATATTTGCCGTCTAGTAGTATATTATTTTTTCTATCGGAGATTCTTTTTCTTCTACATTATTCTTGCTATTGTTGATACCTGAGGTTATCATAGTAGAGATATCTTCAAATGCCAAGCCACTAAACGTAGATAGCTTCTCTACTATCTTTCTGACGTTGCCGGTTTGATAATTGAAGCCGTTGCTATCTGGCGAAGAGCCGTAGTATTCTGCAAATTTTTTCTTTATGTCAGATCTATCTCTGTAGATGTTTGCTATAATCATTTCAAATATCTTAGAGGGGACTCCTAAATTCACTCCGGCTATTTCTATATTCTTCCACCATATATCTATCAAACGTGAATAGTCCAGATTCTTAGGAAGTTTACCCGATAGCATTACATTCAGAAATGCTTCACACACCTCTCTACCTCTTTCAATGGAAGCATTCATAACGTAAGCATCTTTCATGTATTTCAGAGTTTTTACCGGAATTGAAATGTTTTTTATATCTATATTTCCTTCGGAGGTTTCGTACACTTCAAAGTTTAAAATAGCTGGTAGATTTAGCAGTGTAATCGGTTTGCGATTTCCATCTGGAAATGATTCTAGATATACTAACCCCAACGACTCAATGGTAGCTCCTTTAATAGAAGCGAATCTATCATTTTCAAAATACGATAGAGGAATATGTATTTCCAGATAATCTGTAGCATATAGTTTTCCATTTTTAACATATAAAGCTGGCAAGATAAATCAGCTCCTTTCTATTCATTTATCTCGTCGAAGAAATGAGTTCCTAAGTTTACGTTATCGGTGAAAACTCCCTGAGGGTTGTAATGACTATAAACTTCATCATGTATAGTAGGATCTATAGAAACTAATTCTTTTATCTTAAACTCTAACTCTATGGTGTCTTGGATTACAATTTGCTCAAATGTAACTCCTTCTGTAGAAAAGTACGATAAATCTGTTTTCTCTACTAAAGTTCCGTCTACGTTTTCTAATTCTCCTAGGATAGGATGCTCTTTGATATCAATTCCAAATAACGGAAGATTATCTCCGGTATACCAGATATAGATAGTATGCAAATAGGAGAAGAGACAATCATCGTGTTCTCCTTTAGTAGCTTCAATTCTGCCAGTAGAAGTTCTAACCAGTTTACAGATGTCATCTACTAAGTATTCTGTATTGAGAATTGATTTGCATTCATTGACGTGTTTAAATAGCAACTCAAACATAGCATCTCTAACTTTAGAATTAGTATAAACACCATACTTCTGTCTTTCAGAGGCAGCAAATCTTAGCATTCTATCCTCTGGATTTAATTCGGTAATAGCCTCTAAAGGTTGAGGTTTCTTATTCCAGTATAGATTTGATTGTATAGAAGATTCCACTAAAGTATCAATCAGATACGTACCCATTGAATTCTTTTCAATTATTATTACTCCTCTAGGAATGTAATCGTTTATCAATGTAATGAGTAATCTAGCTAACTCAGTTCCAGAGATATATGCATTTTTAAATTCTGCCGCTATCTGAAGATTATAAGGATTTAATATAGTAATTCCTATATTATCTCCACCTTTACCACCAGCTGGATCTACTCCAATTAGGTACGGGATATTGTCGTCTAAATCTAACGGTATTCCATACCGGCTACCCTGCCCATGATCATACAAACGTAATCTCCACTTGTTGTTTATTATCAGATCTTTATCTGATTTTACCATATGAGATATCAAGTATTCAATATCTTCAGGAGAAATTGGTGAATCAGTAGAACCTCTGATTCTCTGAAGTAGAATTTCTCGTCTAACCTCAGTGCGATCTCCTGTTAACTTAAACTGCTCTAATACCCAGTCATATGTCTTTCTGACTTGATAATATTGAAACTCTGCATAGAAGATCTCAACTACTTCTCGTTTTCTTTCTTTGGTTTTATCAGAGTGATATTCTTCTACGTATGCAGATTTATATGTCTCTAACTGCTCTGGGGTCATATCATATATTTTTTCAGTGAATGGTATCATTGAGTCTATGATGGGTTTTGTGGTAATACCCTCTCGTGTATCTAAGTTTCCCATTCATGTTCACATATGCTCGCTAGGCATACGCCGCTACTAATTTCGTAGCTGCTATAGGATTTCCCTATAGATCAGACTATATCACATATAATACGAAAAAATTCTTCATATTATATATCCCCTGCTTCCACTACGCTTGTAGTGTACTCTCATAAAGAGATAGTCGTTGAACCTTATAGCTTCAATAGAATTATATATCCTCTATATAGATATAAAATTTATTTTAGGAGGAGAATAGAAATGACATACGAAGATGTATTGAATATGTACGTTAGCAAAGCTCCTAAAGATCCTAATCTATTTATTCGTGATCTAAAGATAGGAATGGATTTTAGTTTGAGTTTGCAAAGTACCTATGGGGATGTAAGAGTAACCTACACCGCTAGAAGTATGATAATCTGGTTATATGCCGTTAAGAAAGCTATTTCATTTTGCTTCCCATCTGAATGGTGGGATAGAACGAATGTCATACTTCTTAACATATCCAAACATCCTAGTGGGTTATGGGCTTTCAGTGATAACATAAAAGAATTTGTATCACTGGAGGATGAAGTTCCAGAAGAATTAGTTATTGCACTAAAGAACCCATTCGAGGAAAAGAAAAAGAATAATTAACTTGGGAGCCTTAGTGCTCCCATTTTATTTTTTTATTCTATTCTCATAAATTTTATCTATATTTCTATTGAAGTTATCTTGGCTGCGGATTATCCAATCCTATTACCTTTTTACTATATTCTATGTGATTAGCATAGACCCTATAGTACATTACTGCCTATAGTTAGTAGTAATAGGCTCTAAGGAGTTTCCCGCAGTTCAAGGGATACGCCCAGATTATTGAAATATTAACAGTATACTTTATTTTCAATATAAATTAGGCGTGGTCGTCATGCATCTTGCGAAAGGCTTTCCAGCTGCTCTAGCATTATCTGCAGCAGTTTTAAATGCAGGAGCAGAGTTAGACAGTAACTCGTCAAAGAATGGCGTATGTTCTATCTCGTCAAAATACAGGATAGCAGCAGAAGCACCTCTAGCCATTCCTTGAGCATGACTCAATGACGTAGGCTTAGGATGTATAGTAAGCCTATTATGCATCAGCTTATTTTCTAAAATCTCTGTAGATTGCCTAGTCTTCTTAACTTTTCCTTCAGGATCTTGATACCGCTTGAACTGTAGCCATTCTGGTAGCAATTCAATACAATCCTTCAGAGTTCCTAAGTTGCGTTTCGTATTCTCAGTTTCTTTACCAAAGAAATGCATGTTTAGGTTCTGAGATAATTGAAAGGCCCATGACATCATAGAAGCTATAGTGCCAGAAGTCTTCCATGTCTGTCTTGGTTCACATAAGCAACAATCAAAGTGGTGTTCAAAACACCATAGTGCACAACATAATCCTCTATGAAGCCCAAACGGTATAACACCTACATCCGTTCGTATTCTTACAACAGTTCTGGCATAAAACCAGATATTATTTTTTAATTCATATAACAATGCCTCCATTTCTTGTCGGGTGATATTAGGTTTAAATGGATCAATTGAAAGTACTCTGGGGTTATTTACTAATAATGGAAAATAATAATTCTTGATTCCTAATTGTTTCAATTCAAATGCAGTTTGAAGAAACGATTTATTCGGAGGAGAGAAATCATAATATTTTCCATTAATCTTTCTAACATCTGACATTACTAAATCTCCTTTCTCTAAGTATTTACAATAACTGGGAATGTATATATTATGTATATAGATATAATAAATAACAAAAAGAAGGGGTTTGGTAGCAATGAAGAAATTTGTTTCTGATGAAAAGATTAAGATGTTTACTCACAACGATTTGGATGGTGTTGGGTGCGGAGTAATAGCCAGAATTGTACTTAAGGATCCAGATGTTTTATACATCAACAATACAGAGGTTGATGTATATACTGAAGAGTTGATCGAGGAGAATGAGAAATTCAGTAAATACGATTTAATTATCTTCAGCGATCTGTGTCCGTCTAGCAATGCTCTTCAGAAGCTCTCGGAATATTTTCCTGGGAAGATTGTTGTACTGGATCACCATAAGAGCAATCTTCATGCAATCGATATTCTGGGGAAGAATGGCACTGTGTTTCCAGATATGGATAAGAACGGAAAACTGCAGTGCGGAACTTCCCTAGTGTATAAATGGCTTACGGAGAATTACGAGTTCTCTTTGAATAACAAGAAACTCGCAGAGCTGTTTGTTGAAACCGTGAGAAGCTATGATACGTACCAGTGGAAGGCAGAGAATAATATCAACGCTAAGTATCTTCAGACGCTTAGTGGGATGATTAACAACCAGGCGTTTGCCAATAAGATGGTTGAAAGGCTCTCTGATAAGAAGAGTAAGAAACTTATTAGGGATACCGAGATGGAATTTGTTCTCTCTAGGGTGTCTCAGGAGAATGAATCCATTGAAAAAGCTATCAGCGATTTGAACAATGTGAGACGTGTTGTAATCGATGATAGAAAATTGGCTGTTATGTTTTATCCAGGAGGAATGAACGTATCTGAACTCGGATATAGGTTCCTAGAGAAATACAAGGAGTTTGATATCTTCCTGGCAATTAACATGTACTACGGTACTTACAACTTCAGAGCGAGAGATGGAATTGACGCCACGCCGTTTGCAATCGGAGGTGGCGGTGGTGGGCATCCTAGAGCGTGCGGATGCAATATTCCTAGGAAGATAATTGATGATTTTCTTGAGAATAGTGAAATTACATTAGAGGGATTTGTGAGGTGAAGAAAGTCAAATGAAAGCTGTGACGTACCGTGAAGTACTGAATAAGTACACTGGACAGATAGGCTGCAATTTCATTGCTGGGAAATTTAGGCTATCTTCAATTCCCTTCAAGGTGATTGAGTTTACCTGGGGACTTGAGCCTACTGCTGAGCTTTATAATGAGAAGAATGGAATCTGGGTATATTATGGATACCACAGAATTTCAATTTCTATTTCTTCTATAATGAGAGCTCTATTATTCAAGAGGCTTGGAGCATTATTTGAGACAAGTGTCGATGTGTGTTGGGCAAAAGCTCTAGTGGATCTAGATACTGAGATTTTGTATCCATGTACTGAGAAAAATTCAATAACACATCACAAACTCAATGATCTTGTAAGCGAAGATCTTGTGAAGGAATTGTTTGCTCCCTGGAATGAGTAAAATATAGGGGCCATTAGGCCCCTATATTATTTTTTTATTTAGTTTATAGACTCTACAAGATTTTTCCAATATTCTGTATCAATCTTAACATGAGGAACTCTATACGTATTTTTTCTATCCATCATAATTATATCTTCATCAGATTCCCATCTGCCGCTATTAGCTTCGCCAGGTCTCCATTCTGCTTTGTCTACATCCTTGCCATTCTTATATACTTTGATTTCATCAAATAAAGCTATAGCTCCAGTTAAGATATCATTTCTTCTTCCATTGATAATGATTTTATGCTTAACTTGATTGAATGTATCATACAGTCCGAATTCTTTATCTTTCAGAGTCATATCTATTTTAGAGCTCATTTCATCAAACAGTTTTATCATATTGGAATTTCCACCAGCATCTACTTTGTCATCTATAGTATACTTTATTCCAGTCTTGATAATTTTAATCAATGCAGATTTGAATCTATTGATCAGAGTAGTTAGAGGTCTGAAGAAGGCATCATGTCCTCCAACTGAAAGCTCGAAGTATTTCAGATGCATATTCAATTCATTCTCTAGTGCTAAAACAATTGTCATTATGTCATTACTCCAAGCTTCTCTATTTAAATTGAATTTATCATTCTTAAATAGAATATCATATAGCTTCTTATTTCTTCTATAGAGATAGTCTTTATAAGTAGCCGGAGGATTCGCTAATCCATCCATGTCCATCTTAATTTTATCAATCAAAATGGATTTGTGAATCCCGATTCTAATAGAAGCTGGTAATAGACTAGCCCCTTCAAATACTTTATCAGTTCCTAGTACTTTTGTAGTAGCTTTGAATACGGCGTTATGAAGCTCATTGTTATCTATCCCATTTATCAAATTAATAGCATCTCTAATGGAATCTCTATCCAAATTCAAATCCACATCTCTAAAGAAGTATTCACCTTTATCGTTTTTTAGATCTCTTAGATCTTTACAATTCAGAATATCATGGAAATATAATCTACCTTTATACGGGATATCAATACACCAATTCACAGGATGATGGAATCTATCTTCAAATGGATTATATCTAGAAATGAGATATGAAGTGTAATCCATTACACTACCATCATAGTTTCTGGGGTAGTAGTGCTGATAGGCTATGATATCATCTTCAGTCAAATCATATTTTTTTCTGATAATATCTATCGGAGGTTCAAATTCAAACCAATCGGTGCTTTGAGCCGCATCGAAAGTAAATAGCATTCTATATAGAGTCTCATATTCCAGATATTCTTTTCTATCTTCCGATTGAGTAATTTTATATTCTAACCAATCTCTCATAGGTTGAAGAACTTCATAAAATACTCTACCGATATCAGAAGTATCATTGATTATGATATTCTCTAAGAATAGAATTATTTTTTCTTTTTCAATGTATTTGGTAGTAGCTAGATACGCTAATACTAGATCTATATCCATTTTGAAGTTGAAACCTGGAGTTGCAATTAACCCATCTTCCTCTGTAACAATTTTTCCTGTTAAGCTATTACTCATACAAGCAGCTACTACGCAGAAGATCATTGTGTCATATATAGAGATCTTTTCATTTCCGAATAGTTCCGGGATTGTAATGTAGAACGTATCTGTACTCCTCTTATTCTCCATAATCATTCTAGTGAAGAAGATAGCTTCAAACAGATACTTCACTTGATGAATTACTGCATCTATCTCTATATATTTAGATTCGGCCATGCTATAGTTAGCTTCTCTAAGCTTAGCTCTGGTATCTTCTAGATCCCACCAGGTATTATCTTTGTCAATTATCTTTTTATACTCATACTTCTCTAATCCTTTATTTGTCAATTTATCGTAGATATCATTTGCTTTTAAATCTAATTTAAGAAAGTATGGAGTAGATTTAATCTCATTATCCTCTAATATCGTATTTCCATTCTCATCGAACTCCTGGCCTTTCATTAGCATCAGCTTGCTGATAATCATATCGCTGTAGCCGAGTAGCTTGACTGTGTCATAGTAAACTTCGTCTCGGCCTTTATTTTGAGTAAGCTTTAGAAGATTTACTACTAAACTTCTTCTGATCTCTTGAGTCATTAATAAAGACCTAGGAATTCCGTACATAGATAACACGATATGAAGAGCTGTATCATCTAAATATTTTTTACTAGGAGATGCCTCGGCAGCTTTATTGCATATCTGCATTATGGTCCAACTCAGCAAAAGAATTCTCATAAAATCTCTATAGCCAGAAAATACATCCTCTAGTTTAGAGTTATATATTGCAGACATCATATATTCTCTATAGGAAGAATAGGTATTAGTGAAAGCTTTAATCAAGGATGGATTTATACTAGTCCTATCTGAAGATAGAATTCTGATAAGTTCAAAATCATACGCTTTTCTGGCATTATAGATATCAATCTTTAAATGCCCTAAATACTTTAGATATTTCTTATCCGGATTATTCTCTAAGACTTCTTTGTACTCTTCCGTAGTAAGATATTTATTCTGCCATAGAATCGATAACTCATGAACCGGTTTATCAGTTTCTATCTCTAACTCTTTTTTAGTTTTATCTGAGATATATATGAAATCTTCTTTCTGAGTTCTATAAGGAGGTAAACCAGATAAGGTTCTATAATAATTATTTTTTTCTTCATATATAGATAGGAAGAAATTTCTTCCTGCAGTTCTAAGATATTCTCTGTATACTATAGGAACTCTATCAGGATTATCTCTCCATAACATATAATCGTTCCATCTGACATTGGGAGTTACCTTCTGAAACATTCCGATGTCCCACCATCTACGGTAGGTGATATAATTATCATTTTCCTCTATAGCAGACATCCAGACTTCTGCAGCATCACGACTCTCTTCAGTCTCATTATCAGAAGCTACCTTCTTATCTTTTATCTCTATAAATTCTATAATCTTTTTTATGTTGGAAAATATATCCTGTATTGGATTAGATAACTTATCCATTCTAAATCTAACCTCCTTTACTCAATAATTTCTAGTTTGTAAACTTGGTCAAATTCGTCTTTAGCCCACATATCTTTTTCATCAAAAGATTTAATCTTACAAGAGGGAACATCTGCCCCTACCAACTCAGATCCATCTGAATTCCTCACGGCTTTAAATCTAGCTTTATTCTCATTCTTATGCCATTCCACCACGACGGAATGTGGTATTGCTTCATACTTAGCATTTCCTGCATCTATTCCTTCGCCGTCCCATGTTTCAGGATTAAACTCCTCTATTACAGTGGCAACCGGAATATTAGAAGTATCAATAGTGGTATTAGGGGTAGTACTTGAGACAGTACTGGGATTTACGGTATTATTCATGTTAAAACTATCATTGGGGGTAAATAATGAAGAGGCTATATTACTTCCCATTAGAGTTAGATCCTGAGTGTCAAAACCACTTCCTCCGAGTTCAGAATCTAACTTTCTCTGCTTCATATAGAGATCTGCTATAGTCTTCTTAATGTTTCCTATCTCCCTTAAGACTGATAGAGAGTTATTCCTAGAAGCATTGATTACAGAAGCTAACTCCACTATCGTCTTATTCATTATCCCATTTTCTTTTCCAATAGGACCTACTATATTTTGATATCGCTTCTGAAGATCTGTAGTGAATTTATTTTGATCTGCTACGATATTCTTCAGCATATTCAATTCGGGCTCAAATTCTTTATTGTAATTTCTCTTCTTTTTCTTCTTGGGTTTATCGATTAGAATCTGATTTAGCTCTTCATCTTCAGAAAACCAAGCTCTATATTTCTTCTTATTCTTTTTCTCTTTGACGTAATCTAAATCATCACCTGTTAATCCAATTATAACTTCTTTCCAATTGTCTAAAGCTAGCTGAGCTTTCTCTTTCTTAGTTAGAATCTTTCCATCAGAATCTTTATTCTCATTCTCTTTTTTTTCTAACTTTTCTTCTTTAATCTTTCTTTTTAACTCTTCTTTCTCTCTAGCTTTAGACAATTGCTTTTCTAATAGCGCATTGTAGATACTATTTACTGACTTTTTGATCTCGGTTTCCTGTGACAAAATGGTCATCTCCTCACGTAAAATGCGACAATTACAACCCCTGTTTCAAAACTACAAGTTAACGTTGAAGGGGGTTGGTATATTATGATACAGATTCAGTCACTCGAAGATGATAGATCCATCTTCGAGTTTGGCTATGGAGACATCGTCTATGACATTTATGGATCCCCCGTAAGAGTGATTGGAGATAAATACTATCCTAAGACGATGCTCTATAGGTTACATTATACAGACGGAAGAAGTAGTTTACATTCTTTAGATGAAATGGTTTATACAAGAAAAGGAAAATTTCCTATTAAAGGTTTAATTCAGAATTTTACCCCTTTAGAGGTAGATTTCTTTCCTATCAAATATAAGCATATAATAGGAAGAAATCTCGAACCCGATGCATATGTGAGTGGAATGTTTCTAACGTATGGAAACTTTGACGATCTTCATATAAATCTTCCTATTAAATTAAACAGATCCAATTTCTATTTATCTGATAAATATCAGATGGATTATGGAATGAAGATGAAAGGAAATCTAGCATTCTTCTCCTATATGTATTCTGACGAAATAATTACATGGAAAGATTTCTTCTTTGATAAACTAAAAGAAGATACGTTAAAATACAATCACACTCCTATGTATATTAGAAGATCTTCTATTAATGATAGATGGCAATATATCAGAGGAGCTTTCGACATAGGATATCAATTAGATATATTTTTGGAATCTGAATGCGGTATAGGGCATACAGAGAGATCTAGATTGGAAGAAGTACAATTGCTTTTATGGAGCTTGGGGATTAATTCTACTATAGAAAAAGTAAATTGGTTGAATAAGAATCACTTCAAGTTTAGATTGTTGATCAATGAAGATTCTTCTACATTTGGTAGATTTTTCTACAATACCAAACTAGTTGAAAGAATGCTTGTGAATAGATATAGTAGGATAAAATATCCGCCTCCGGTTAATCCTGTCAGGCTTAATCATATCTCGGTAGAAGGTGAATTTCCTCATAGAGAATTAATCCTAGAAAGGCCTTCGGTTTACATTCAAACTAATTTCCTTCCACGGGTTTCTCTGTAAACTAAGCCGGTGACCAAGCATTAAATGTTTAAATAGATAAAATCTATAATAAAATATAATGAAAGGAGAGGTTCCTCTTATGCCAGACTCTAAGAAGTACCATGTAAGTTTAAAGGATATTGACAAGTGGAATTCACTTGTAGATGAACTTGCAAAACTCAAGAAGAGAGTGGATGATCTTTCTGGTGGGGTAACTCCTCAGCCGCCTACACCTTGCAGGTTTATTACTGCATTCAAACATGGAAATCATATAGTGGGCGATGAGAGTAAAACCATTCCAATTGAGAAGCTTAATACCACAAATGGAACTGTTAAGAAGGTTATCATTGGTCCATTCCGTGCTATTAAGGTCAAGGATGTCTATCTTGGATTCCCTGATAATCCTAATAAGAAATATCTCGTGGGCATTAAGCACCAGAACGTTATGGTTGGAAGTGATACCGAACCAGTTAGTGAAATCGAGTCCAATGGCGTTAAGGTAACAGGGCCTTTTGATGCAGTCAAGGTTGGTTCCGTTACTATTAACATGGAATAAAAAATAAATAAGGAGGAATAAAATAAGATGGCTATCGGAAAAGAATTTAACATTTTCTCAGGTGACAGAATCAGACTTGATGCAGAGCCTAATGCTGCTAAGCTTACTATTACAGCAGATCTTCAGGTTGAGGATTTGATCAACGAAGATTCTACTACCAAGGCTCCTAGTGGTAAGGCTGTTGATGCTGCTATTAAGGGAGCTAAAGCTTATACAGATCAGAAGTTCTCTGCAATGGTTGCTCCTACTCTTTTCAAGGGATATCTTGATAAGGAGAGTGAGGTTCCGGCTGATACTTCTACTCTTACTGCAGGGATGTACTATGAGATCAAGGATCTTGATACCAGTAAGCCTGGGTATAGCGGCAGGTTGATTTGGGACGGTGTTAGGTTCCAGGTTATTCCTGACATGATGCGTACAGTGGATGGTACTACTATCAAGATGCGTGATTCTGATGGGGCTCTTGAGGTAGCGGCCGAGGTTATCCAGAAAATCGACAGGAAGATTGACACTCCTACTGATGGTAGTAGGCTTATCACCCCTGGGGAGATTACTAAACTTAACGATGTAACTTCCAATCCCATCGTTAACTCTGTTGCCGGTAGAAGTGGTACTGTAGTCCTTACGAAAGCTGACGTTGGGCTTACTCAGGTCGATGATACCTCCGACGCTAATAAGCCTATTTCTACTGCAACACAGGGAGCTTTGGACGGTAAGGTGGATAAAGTTGCTGGGAAGCAGCTTAGTACGGAGGACTTCACTACCGAGTATAAAGGCAAGCTTGATAATCTTACTGCTAGCGGCGAGGAGAACCAGTTTGCTTTCTCCTTCGTGAAGGTTGGAGCTCAGACAGTTACTGCCAATAGTAAGACTGATACGTTTACTCTGGTTGCTGGTGAGAATATCCTTCTTACTGTTGATGAAAATGCCAAAACCATTACCATTAAGGCAGATAAGGATGCTATTCTTGCAAATGCTGTTACAGGAATTAAGGTGAACGGCAATACTCTTATCTAGAATAGATAATATTAGGGAGGGGATTATCCCCTCCCTAATATTTTAAATAATAAGAAGGTGATATTGAATGCCTATTTGCATTTCAATTCAGAAGGCAGTGTTAATCTAAAACATGTTCCTACTGAAAAACTTTAAAAATATCTGCAATAGCAGATACAGTGCAAATTTCTTTGGATCCAAACCAAGATTAAATAAATATCTTATACAGGAAGGAGGAAATAATAAATGGGAAAGGAAATTAATTTTAAAGCTGGAAGTAATGTTACATTAATCCCAGATACTGCTAATGGAGTTATCACTATTAAAGGACCAACAGGTACGTTTACCGTCACTCAGAATCAAAGAGATGCATTGGATAATCCTGAAGCTAATGAGAATAATAAATTCATTACGATAAATGAGTTGACAGATTTTATTCAAGGAGGATCTGATCCGCTTTCAGGATTCCCTCTATTACTCACTGTTGATGAAAACTTCCAAGTTTCTCAGAGCGGAAGATATAGAATTACTGCTGTAGGCGGAGGAGGGGCTGGCTATGCGGATCTTGGTGGAACCACCCCTAATCAAGTACTAGTTCCCTCTACTCCTACTATTATCAAGTTAGGGGATAAAACTTTTACAGCTAGAGGCGGTCATTCCGCAAGTGATGTTGCAGCCGATACTCCTGAATTTCCGTATGATGGTATAAGAGGGGCTGCTAAAGGTGGAAATAACAGGCAAAAAGGCGAAAGTGCCAAAGGTGCCGGAGGGGATGGTAGTAAAGGAGGAGGTGGCGGAGGTAGCCCGTTTCCTAAAGGTGAAGAATTATTTCTAGCAACTGGTGGGTATCTAACTGATACAGAAGGTGTTCTTTATCCTGCCGGATCTGGAGGTAGAGGATACGGTGCTGGAGGTGGAGGTTGTAATGGAGCAGGTGGTTCTTCTGGCTATCTCCTAGTAAAAGAAATTGTATTGATAGAGGGCGAAACTCTCAATATTACAATTGGTAAAGGTGCTACGGCAGCTTCTTATTCGAGCGGAGTTGAAGCAATAGGTGGCGGAAATGGAGCTCCTGGCGCAGTACTAATAGAGCAAGTATAAATACTAGGGGGCTAGGCCCCCTAGTATATTTATCCATTCTATGGTTTAGTATTTTTATTAATTCTTCTAACTTCTTTATCTATCATATTCTGAAGATCATCTATTACTACAGAATCAAACTGTTTCCATGTATAGAAAGAGAAATTTCTAATAGTTCTAACGAAGGCTAATCTTCTAGCTAAAGCTTCTAACTCTTCGCTAGGAGCCCATAATTCAGTTCTTTCATAACCTTTTATAACTCTTTCCGGTTTTCCTTCTTTAGTATAGATATTTAAATCAATTACAAATGATCCATCAACAGTAATTCCCCTAACTTTTCTTTTTACGCAAATTTCTTCTGTTTGCTCTCCTATCCCAAGCATATCACTTTCAGGATCAAATGGTTCATTAACTGCAATATTTCCAAAATTATATCTCGGAACGTTGTAAGTATTAGTAACTATTACTTCCTCATTTACATCTAATTGATTTAAGAATTCTAGATTTTCTTGAATTCTTTTATTTCTTTCATCGTATCTACTTTTATCTCTAGGAGTCATTTATTAAACACCTCCTATTCCCATAGAGTTTCGATATTCTTTCCGTCGTTAATTTGAGTATGAAATTCAGCATTTATTGAACTAATTAATTCATGTACTTTTTCATCACTGAAGTATCTGAAGTTTAAGTTCTTAACATCTTCATTGAATCTTAACTTAGCCGCTAGATTTCTAAGATACTCTGTGGGTTCACATAATTCTCCTCTTTGGGTATTTTTAACTTTCCATCTATTTCTGTGAGGGTATCCGCATATACCGCAATCGTGGAATAGATCTTTCTCTAACTCCCATCCGTCTTTAATCATTCCATCTGCTTCAATAGGTTGCTCAGTCTGAATAACCCCTTCGCTATCATAGACATTATTATCTACTACATATCCATCCGAAATAATAGCTCGTATCTTGGTAATAGTACAAAATTCTCTAACCATTCCATCTATTCTATCTTTCATGTCATAGGCTATTCTGGTGTTGCTAACTCCATAGTTTCCAACTATATGTCCATATGGAGATCTTCCGGTGAGGTATGTATTAGTTACAGCGACATCATCACCTACCTGTGCCTTTTTTAACCAAGCTATTTCCTTTTCTCTCTGAGCTTTTCTATCCATTATATATTAACCTCCGGCTTTCTCTTTGCTAACTACCTTAGCTCTACCATATCCATGAATCATGCCATGGAATAGACAAGCGAATTCATGTCTTGTTTTAATAAGTTCTATATTGAGATCATGTGTCTCAACTGCAAGGGCCTTAAGAGCACAAGATCCCCCTTTGATCCCAGGACCTTCTACAGTCTTACTCTGACAATGATCTTTACAACAATCATGGCTGGTATCATTATCATGACAAGCTCTACCACAGAAGCAATCGTCCTGATGCTCATAGACTGTATCGATTCTTTCTCTACCGGTTACCCACCATGCACATTTTTCTTCTACGCAATAACCGCCGTGTTCGGCAGCTAATGCTCCATTAATAGGGCATAGTAATGGCATTCTGAGAATCCTCCTCTTCTTCATATACTTTCAGAAACAAAGGAACTGAATCTATGCTATTCAGAAGATGTTGAAATAAAGCTACACCTTTGTCTGAATATCTAAATTTAGAATATTTTTGCAATTCTAGTACTCTAAGCTCATCAAAGTATCCTAGTGTTTCAAATTGATTAATTAGATATTCTCCTATTACCCATTTATTCTTGTCAATTTTCTTCACTCTATATTTCGTCTTAAAACTTTCAGCAGTTTCCTCTACTATGAAAGTGGAAGAGGAATTAGTCATAACAACATCTCTTATTTCGTTACCATTAATTTCTTTCATAATAAACATCCTTTCGTTGAATATTTTAAATGATCAGCGCCGTGGATTAATGAAATTATTTAAGATGATTAATCCACGGCGCTGATTATATATAATATATAGTGTAAGTAATACTCTTATTGAGATATTACTTACACTATATATTATATATAATCTGATATAAATGTTAAACCCGAAATTAACTATAACGATATTAGATTCAGATGAAATAATTATTACATGGAAGATTATACTAATAGGGTCTTCAAGACCCTATTAGTATAATCTATTATGAAAGGATTGATTTAAAAATGTTTCTTACTGATTCTCAATATATAGGATTGAGCAAACTAGAAAAATGGTGGAGAAAATTCAATACCCAATTTATAGAGATAGAAAGTGGAATAGGTACTGGAAGTTGGGAATTAATTCAAGAATTTATTGAGTTATCAGAATTATCTCCTTATGAAGTTTTATATTTATCTTATGACCAAAAGGAAGTATTATCTTTGGCATATAAAAAATATCATGCTTATTATATTAATGATTTTCTATATAGATATCAGAGGATAGTAGACTTTGATAGTTTATGGGTTTTGAATTCTAATAGTAGTGAAATGAAATACGAATACAAGAAAAAGCTTAGAAGAAAAATCAATAAATCGTATAAACTGATAATAGTGCTAGATAGCACATTATTATCCTATTCTACTTTAAAGGATTTATCTTCCTTCGGTATACCAGTTATACTAGTAAAGGATCCATTCATTCTACCTGCTGTAGATTCGTATTCATTTCTACATGAATCTGATATAGTATTACGAGAAGTATTTAGTGTATATAGCAGAAATCCTCTAGTATATATTACTAGAAAAATGTTGAGGGATAAAATACTTCCAGCAGGAAACTATGACTCAGTTAATATTATACACAGAAAGCAATTGAATCTGTATAACTTCAAATCCGTAGATATGATATTGAGTATAAAAGAGGAATTGGCTGATGAGATTAATATGTTTTACAGAGAAAAGATTATGAAATTGAAGGATGATAAGAATGTAGTAGGAGAAAGATTAATCTGTATGGAATCATTGTACAAAGAGGAACTGGTTAACCCAGATAATGACAAAGTTAAAGTATTTCTCAGAAAAGGAACAGTGGGAAATATAACTCGGATACTAAGACATAGCATAGGAACTAAATATGTAGAATTTGATTTCAAACCCGATTTCTATCATGAGGCTTTCTGTAATTTATACTTAGATAGACACTATCTGAATTCTATTGAAATGAAGACTTTTCAATCTAAGCCAGATGAAGTTGGTTATTTCAAATACGCATATGCTTTAAGTGCTGCAATGGCTAGAGTTAGTAACTGGGATAAAATCTTATTGATATTAGATAGAGAAACAGAATATGATGAAGAGCTTCAAGCTAGATTAATTTACACCGCGATGACTAGAGCCAAAGAGAGTTTATTGATTGCTATCTGAGTTAGATTCTGGATCTGCTGTTTTCTTCAAAACTATCTTGTGGGAGCTTTCCATATACTCAGTACTCTCTAACTTGATGAAATGATATGCATAGGCTAATCTGTATGAGTTCTTTCCAAATCGTTCTTGCTTGGTGGTTTCTTTGAAGGTAACATTATAGGCTTTATTCGGAGTAAAAGCGTTAATGTCAAAATTTTCTCCGTTGCAATGGATGATACAATTATTCTCATCTACTCTGGCTTGTAAAACGGTGGAAGTATATTTAGTTCCTTTCTTGATTAACTGGATAAATTCGTTCTTAGTTGTATTCTTCGGATTCAGAGTTCCTTTCTTTCTCTCTACTTCTATATCGTCTACTCTGACTATGGAAGTATTATCTCCTAATTCAATATTCTTGGCATCTGATAACTTTTGCGGATTTATCTCATTCTCAGATACAGTCGGATAGAATACCTTCTCCCCCTCTTTACGTATCATACCCTGCCCGGGCTGAGAGGTAGATAACTCTCTGACTAGAATGTTAGTTCTAGGCCATTCCTCTTCTCGTTTAGCTGTAATCTTTCCATCTGTCTTCAATATGTATAGGGAGTCAATGTCGTAGAATATAAGTGCTCCCTTTTCGTAATATCCATAATACTGGTCTAAGTAGATTAAGCATTTGAAAAGTGGCATAGGAGGAATCAGCATCTCGATATACTCTTCGTCATTGTCAAATTTACTCATTAGAACTTTCTCATGTTTAGAATCCGTTAGCATCTCGGCTACCATGTTCTGCAGAGTATTCTTGGTATAAACTCTATTGAAAGAATATCTAGAAGCTTCTAGTAATTTAGATTGGAATAGATATAGATCCATCTGGTTCTGAGTTTCAAAATAGTTTTCCGTTTCAGTTTCATCTAAGCCAGGTTTCTCATCCGAGATTTCCAATCTATCCTCTAGAGCTTGGACATCAGTGTAGTCGTCGTCAGTAGAGAAGTATGGAGTAAACTCTTCATTCCATACAGTTTCCTCACTTATAATTTCTTTCTCGGTCTCAATATCTAAACCTATCTTCACCAATTCAAATTTAACTTTGATCTCATTTTTATTTTTAATAATCCATAATCTTCTTCTAACATCTACTCGAAGAGATACCTTTAACATACTCATGATATTTCTCTCGTAATCATTTAGATATTCAATAGATAGAATATTTGAATGATCTATTTCTAACTTCTCTTCACCTTTCATAATTACAAATGTTTTTACTTTATATTTACATAGATATTGTTTCTCGGTGCCGGTATTCTCTATTGCAGAAGCGGCATTGTAATTATCTGCTATACCACCGATAACATTACCGATGCCTCCAATAGCATTAGTGATATTATCGATGCCATTAATTACATCGCCTACTACCCCACCTACTTTGCCGGCTATATCGCCTATAGCTCCGCTCACAGCATTTCCAATCTTATTTCCAAATTCATCAATCTTATTGGTGATATTTCCGGCCAATTGACCGGCTACTCTATTAGCCATATTTCCTAATTCTCCTGGGAGTCCACTGGTGATATTACTTGTTAAATTCTGCAAACCTTTGTTGACGTTACTCTTCACAATATCCTGAATACTACCTATTCCACTTCTTACAGTTTTATTTATATTACCAACGGCACTACCTAAACCGCCGCGCAGCGTACTCTTTACAATATTACTGGCATTCTCGTAGCCGCGTTTCTTAGTTACATTTCTTCTAAGAGAATTAGTAGCGGCTTTCTTAGCGTCACTATATAAAGACATTACAACCACTCTCCCTTTATTAAGGTCACCTAAAGGTAATTTTCCAATATTGTTAAGGAGGTTATTCTATAATGCAGATTAGAATCAAAGATAAACTTGGATTCTCTGAATCAGCCACGGGACTGAAAGGAAAGGTCCTCTTTGGAAAAGGATTGAAACAAGTTCCATTTGTAGATCCTTTTGGAAAAAGATGCTATAGAAGTGAATTTGAAAAGATATTGTATGAAGGAGAAAATATTATTCCTATCACAGGATACCAGTTTGTATTTTCTAAACTCTTCAACATAGCCCCTGATACTGAAACTACTTTGAGGATTGGGGATCTCAATGATGAAGCCCCGCAGATGAAGATTGGAGTCCCTAGAGACAAGTACGATTCTCCCGCATATAATGCCGAGGTTAGCCTAAGTGATCCCTCTAAAGGAGCAATTGCCGGGGTTAACATCTCAGCTGCGAACTTCGTATTCGGGTTTATGATGGGAGAAGGCGGTACTAAGGAGGATAATATTACTGCCATAGCTCCTGATTACAAACGAAGAAATATCTTCAACCCAATTCCATTTAGGATGACTAATGATGGTTATCCTATTCCAAATGGAAGATACTTTGGAAGAATCGATTCTTACTCAGGTTCTGCCCATGTGGATACGATCTCTTCTTACTACATTAAGAAATTCGATAATCCGAGTCCTAGGATTATCCATGCCTGGGCAACAGATAATTACGATGAGTTCAAGATTGTAAACGATACTGTATTCGCTTCTACCTCTTCAGTTCCAATTGAAAGCTATGTAGAAATCAATCTGTCAATCTCCAAATATGATGGAAGAGGATTTTTCACCAATACACATTCAACTCCCAGATTCAATGAACTCGGATTAGTGACTGGATGGTACAATCAAACCAAAATGGATTATGAGCAGATCCGTCTGTTCTCTCATATCGTTAGACCTAATATCCTCTTGGATGAGGAAGATGAAATTGAAATCATTTATAGAATCTATGCCAGATAAAAATATTATAGAGGTGGCCCTTTACAGGGCTGCCTCTTCCACTCTCTCATAATGCCAAATGCAGCATTTTATATCTGAGGGGGTGGAGAAATAAAATGGATGCTAGCATTGCCACTGTTTTAGTTAGTTTAGTAACAGGAATTTTCTCCCTAATAACTTACAGAATGAAACGTAATGAGAGACTTCTGAATGATAAATTCGAACAGCAGAATATGTGTATGAGTAAGGAAGCCGAAATTAGAAAAGCTATATTAGAGGCCGAGAAGAAACGAAATGGTATTATAGAGCAAATCATGATCTTCTTGATCAAGTCCACTACTTATTTGTTACTTACTTCAAATAAAACTAATAACCAACTTATCGATGAATTACAGACTGGAACAATTGCTCTAGAAGATACATACCGTGAAACAATTAAAGAGCTGAATGATTTATATAATGAGCATGATGTTCTAGTAGCAGTAATAAATAAGATCCAAAGTGATATAGCAAATCTTCAAAGTGGAAAGATAGATAATGAACCTCCTACTCCTCCTTTTATGAATATGAAAATAAAGGAATAGAGGGGGGTTTCCCCTCTATTCCTTCTTGTTTCGTTTATATATTCTTATAGTAGGATATCTATCATTTTAATGCTTTTTGGGGAAATGCTTATGTTTCTAATAAAATATCCATTTCTCCACTAAGGCATTAATCTCGGGAATATCCCAATTTCAATTATCTTTTTAGGAGGAGTTATGGAATGAAGACTGTGAATGAAGTGCTGCAGAAGTTGAAGGGCGAAGACAAGGTTGACGAGACTATTTGTGGAAAGGGAAGTTTTAGTAAGGCAGCCTTTAGTGACATCACGAATGCTTTGATCAACGACACTACCTTCAAGGTAGAGGTCCTTGACAAGCAGGGCAAGGCTACGGAGGTTAACTTCTCCGAGTTGTTCCGTGAGGAACTCAAGAAGAATATCGCTTCCGCTGGGTATCCTCAGAAGCCGGAGATTGGGGTAGTTGATAATGCCAATCTCTATGGTAACGTCATTGCTGAGATGGCTCCGCATCTCATCGATATGTACGTTGCCACCGGTCGTAAGTTTGAGTTCCCGCTTCACAAGGATAGGATTAGTTCTGTCTACCTTGTTGATGTGAAGGGAAAGACGAAGGATACTACTGTCAGGGATATGAAGACTGGGGAGAAGATTGGCACTACTACCACTACTACTCAGGATCACATCCAGATGCGCGTGAAGAGCCAGGTTCCGAAGGCTCTTGTCAAGAAAGTCCGTAAGGATCTCAACGGCAACGTCGTTTCCAAGTAAGATAATGCTAGATCACCCTCCTATTAAGGAGGGTGATCTATAATGCTTAATCAACTCAGTAAATTTTTTTCTTTACCTCATAGATTCGTTAGAACTTCTGGAATTCAGACTGGGGTAATTTTACAATTTCAGCATATGTATCTGAAGATTTATCAAGAGAAAGAAGATAAATATCAGATAGAGCAGTATTTCTATAACATATCAAACCCAGTTGCAGTACATATAGTTCCTACCAGAGAACTGAGGAACTTCGGTGAACGTTTCAGTAGCTACTATAGCAACGATAAGAATATGGAAAGAGAAATTAATCATCCGCCCAATTACGTGAGATATTAAAATAAAAAATAAACGATAGAATACTAGGAGGGGTTAAACCCCTCCTAGTATAAGTATAATTGCTCACTTTCTGAAGAGCCTAGTAAGAAGATAAGAACCCATCAGCCCTAAGAAGACGAAAGCGCAGTTCCTATTACGCTTTCGATTTTCGTAGGCCCTCTTGAGGAAGTAGATGAAGATCTGAATTTCATCCGGCTTAGGAAATACGCCATCCACAATGTGAACCTTCTTCTCCTCGTTCATGATCTCGTTGTCATCGTCATAGTGAGCAATGGCATCGATCAACAGCTCGAAATCCTCTTCCTTGGGAGGAAGAGGACCCCTGGTGACATAATCGACAATGTCACCCTTGCTCTCAAACTGAATCTTAGTAATATCCGTCATCATTTCCAAACTACCACCTTTCATTGAAATAGAATGTAGGAGTCGAATAGGAATGTATCTATATAGAGAATATATAAGTGAATTACCACGTTTCTGAACGAAGCTGTAATAATTTTAGTCTATATTTTAGTGAGGAAGGGAGCTATATCTATCATGAATGGAAAAGTAGCAGAAGATCTCATGAGAGATCTATTTATATTCCATGATGAGAAGAATAAAAGGAATAGCAATATAAGTCGTATCTTCGGGGCCACTGTACTGGATCAAGTATTTGATCAGCTAGATCCTAATAAAAAGAATCTAAGAGATATATTAAATGAAATCAGGAATGAAATCAAAACTGGCGGAGAAAAAGCTATCATATTTCCAGTTAATTCAGTTAATACTAAAACTGGAGATGTAGTATTAACTAAAGATGACATTGGTCTGGATAAAGTTGATAATACCTCGGATAATATGAAACCTTTATCAGTTCCTCAGAGAGAAACTATCTTAACTATGCTAAAGAGTTATAAGTTTCATATTAATCTTGATAAATACGATAAACATATCTTAGATACAGATAACCCTCATAAGGTTACGGTATCTCAACTAGATGCCGATAAAGAGTTAACAAATTTTATGGAGAGAGAAGTAGCTAAGAGAATCTATTATCATGCAAAGAATAGAGCTCTATACACTCATAAAGATATACGAGATGCTATAAAGGTAGAGAAGATCAGAATTGACGATTTAACTACTATGCTTAATCAGAAACTACAAGAGTTGGATCACAACGATTCTGAGTTATTTAGTATGACCACTAAACATGACGTTGAGTTATCTAAACGGGAGAAATTGATTAACAAAGTAAACGTATTCTCTGAAGACGTTAACAATGATCATCAGCTATATCCTACTACTAGAGCCGTAGTGGAATATCTTCAGGAAGTAATGAAAAAGTTAAACATGATAACCCAAGATGAGATAATTGCTGACGTTAAAGTCATAAAATCTCATTCTGACTTACCTAAAGCAAATAGGGTTAACTGCCGGCATGTTTATGTAATTCAGAAAGGAAGAGGTAATAAGGTAGACGTTGCCGTATGTAGAAGAGAGGGTACTTTCTACTACTGGGATATCAATGACATTGGAGCTTATTCTAAATATGATATGAGATATTTTGTAGATACTTCTGAAGGTTTATCGTTAAATCTACAGAATATCTTCAATGCCATTACTCAAGGGGAAGGATTGCTACAGGAGATCTATTCTACTGAGGGTAAAGACGTATTAACCGGTTTCAACGGATATACGTTCTCTTCTGATGAAAATCATTCTCCAAGTGGAGAGGTTGATACTATTCTATTCAGCGTTCCATTTAAGGTTGTAAAAGCCGGAAAGCCTACGGTCACAATTAAAGGAAACTGGAAGGCTAAGATGGGAGATGGAACTTTTATAGATCTCTACGATCCAATAGTGTATGGGGTTACTAATTCTACGGCTTCCATTAGGTTTAAGATGAATGAAGTTTATCCTTCTAATTCTCCGTCTATATTAGCTTTCAAAAACTCGGATTCCAAGATAATTATTGATGGAACTTTAAACGATGCATTACTTAATGATGCCGGAGTAGGGTTTGAGAAATATTGTATAGGTGGAGACGGGTATGATATTCTCACAGGCTTCTATGGGTTGACGATTGAATCTAATACTCCTGATCAGAATGGAGAAGTTGATAGAGCGATTATAACAATTCCTTTCAAGCGTTATAAGAAATCCATTCCGGATGTAAAGATAAATGGTAATTTCAAACTTAAGATGGGAGATGGAAATTTAATCAATCTACATTCTCCCTCAATAATCAATACTACTTTGAATTCAGTATCTTTTGAGTTTCAAATGGAAGCTACTTATCCCTCTAACTCTCCGTGTATGTTAGTATACTCAGATGAGAATTCTATTATCACGGTAACCGGCGATGATCAGGTAAAGGAGATAGAGGAACCTAAACCCAATGTTGAATACTATAAGCCAGTTAAGATCTCTGCTTCCATGAATGAGATTCCTCATACTGGAGGAGATGTGGCTTTATCTATAACATTCGACGTATTCAACAAAGACAAGTGCGACTGTCCCGCTAATTTCTTGACGTTTGGAAATATCAGATCTATCAATATTATTCCAGGTACAATGGATGGAAACATTCGCTATTATGTGAACGGCGACATGGGAACTATGAAGGAAGTTAGAGTGGAAGGTTTAAAATCAATGGCCTTCCAAGAATTCTTAATTGATCATAATTTCCCAGATAACATCATAGTGAATAGACATCTGGGGAATAAAATTATATCCTCTAGAAATATTGAAGAAGGAGCGGTTTATCCGTTCCATATAACCTGTGAGAAGGATCATGTAATCGGAAACATTTCTTCAGATAATACAACTGCTCAAGAAATATCATTACCGATATTAGCTGAAAGGATGAAATCTTACTTTGGAGGATCTACAAATCCTTCTAATCCGTTAAACAACAACGGGCAGGAAATGATTCTATCTCCGCATCTATGGACCCCTAACACAGTTTACAATTTACAGGATCAATCATTAGGAATGAGATTCAAAGGAACTACTTCTGTATTGCAGAATATGGAACTAACTATTCTATTATCAGACGAAATTAAAATGAATAAATATCAATTGATAGATGCAGGAGGATCTTGGTTCTATTCTACTAACCCAAATGCTCAAGCTATCTTAGGAGGTTCTAATATTACAGGATTTACTTTTGCCACTATAATAATCAATGAATCTGGTTTATATTTTACTTCTATTTCTACTGGGAATAGATACAATGCCCCATATGATATTTGGGTTAGATTCTGTGATCCATCTAAAGTATCCTGACCTGAATAAAAATAAATATAGCCACGTATACGAAATATGAAGAGCCGGGGAGTCCCGGCTCTATTTTCCTTTATGAGACATTAAATCAAGCCAGGCGCATTTGTCTTTATTTACCAGACACGATGTTGTATATTCTCTTCATTTTGGAATTCAACATCTTCCGAAGATTTTTTTCATTCCGTAATACACAGACTTCTCCCGTTTTAATCATATCTTCCAGGTCCTTTTTGTACCACAGCAGAGGCTCTTCTTTCGTTTCGTCGTATGAGAGATTTGAATACATCCAGTATATCACTGGGTTCGCATCTTCCTTAATCTCACCTAAACGGAAGAATTCTGTAGTAAATCCTACAGTTTCTATTCGAGAATCCTGCGACAAAGAAATATTCACTTTAGCATACGTTTCAATCGTATTCTTTAAACTGGCATCAACAAGCGTTTTGTAATTTTTACCAAGTTGAATTATTTCTTCACGAGTATTTTTCAGCCATCTTATCAACTCTTTCTTGGTGTAACAAAGTTTTCCTAATAACTGTGTGTCAAATAAATCTCCTTCTTTTTTCTCCACGCATTTACCGTCATATTCTAAATAGTAGGTAACTTCATTCCGCCAAGTTTCCAACATCATTCCTACCACAGTACATTTTCTCACATTGAATTCATAGTGAGATCCCCATGCTCCACCTTTTTGTGGGGCATAAACGATATTCCCTAACTTCATTTTTGTTTTCAACATGATATTTCTCTTCCTTTCCATTTCTATAATGATTTTTTTGTATTTTTTAAAATTTGCATAGAAATATATTATTAGAGGCGGAATCCCGCCTCTAATAATATTCATATCTACTTGATTCCCTTTCCGTACTCATCGACCTCGATTGCCTGCATGTAGCCATTGATGATATTAGCAACCGAGACCATATCGCGTCTAAGCTCTTCCATACTCTGAGCTTTCAACATAGCGCCGCCAATATCCTGATCCAGCATCTTTTTGATCTTCTGGAGAGTATCGGCAAACCTATCGGAGAGGCAAACCCAATTCGTCATACCGAAGCTATGGATATCACTATCCAGTTTCTTCTTGTATTTGACGAGCTTATCATAGCTCTCCTTAATAGAACGGATATCACCGAGATACTTTTCAGACTCTGTGATATAGTCAAACCTACTATCATCATTAAGCATCATAGAATCATCACGATGATAGGCCTGATAGATCTCGAAATCCAGTTCAGAGATCTTACCAAGGAAGATCTCTTCGTCAATCTCTTCCTCCACTGTATCTACCAAACCTTTCATAACAGTGGAAAGATACTCGATATACCCAAGTATCGAGGGAATGAGTATCCTATCAGCGCAGAGAACACCAGTAGCATTCTCACAGAGCTTACGATACTCAGTCATCTTGAAGAGACCGAGAACCTCATGGATCTTAGTGCACATCTCCCGGTACTTAGAGCTATTGAGAAAACCATGATCAATTCCAGTCTCCTCAATGTAATTCTCATTCTCCAGAACGTAGCAAGCACCCGGAAAGTCCTTCTTCAACTGCTCCAACACATTCTTCAACATGTTTCTCGCGGTCTCAATAATCATCTTATCTCCTCATTTCTATATGAAAATTTAAATCATACTATAATAAGAATATATAATTATTCATTAAAAATAAAAAAATACATTTTACGCAAAAGCATATTATAGAGGGAGGGCTTAGCCCTCCTCTATAATATCACTTCTTTCTCATTTATTCTCGCCGTATGTGTTACAGTAGAACTCAATTACAGATTTATTGATTATATCCACAACCTCTTTCAATTCTTCCAAGTTATAGCAAATTATTCCATCATCGTGCATTTTTTCAATCATGGACTCTTTGTAAAATTCAGCATTCGCACACTCATCGATTGCCAATGCATATACATTCTCACCATTCTCCTCTGTAACTTCTCCTACGTAAGCTCGACGAATCTTGATAGTAGTGGCCGTCTTCTTACTCCAATGCCCATAAACGAAATAAATGTTATCTCCATGCTTAAACACTTTAGTCCTCCTATTTTTAAGAGAACAAGAAATCTGTAATTTCTTTGATCTTAGCATTAAAGATCTTACGTAAAGTTTTTGTATCTTTCAACTCGCACATATTTCCATTATCTATGGCAGCATCTATATCTTTTTCGTACCACCATAAATGCTGATTATCTATCTCGGTATCATTATCCTTAGCAAACCGATGCATTTTGACAATCGTACCAAGGCTATTGGTGCATGCATCGGAAGCACGGAAAAATTCAATCGATATTGGCTTCGTATGGCCACCAAACGTCAGACAAGGCTTTACAGTAATTCTCGCATAAGTCTTATCTCCCTCATGCCATTTAGCCGCCATCTCGATATAATCTTCTGCACGACCAATAAAGAATTCGCGCCTTGAACGCAACCAACCCATCACATCTTTCTTGTTCAGCAGAAAGAAGTTATTCTGAACATTAGCCCGAAACATCTTGATGCCGGAATCAATAAATTTGTCATTGTTTTCATTGTTATAGGTGTATATCAATGAATCGGTGTTATACCCGCTAGCCCTTACACCCATAACTCTGAAACGTTCCACCATGAATTCTCCAATGTAGAATTCATTGTTCGCGATGCTAGGATAATAAAATATATCCCCTACATCCATACGATGGTATTTTGATTTGCTCATAACAGTTCAAACCTCTTTTCTATAGATTATGAAATATCCAAAAATAAATGTATATCTATAATAAGAATATACATTTACCCATCAAAGATAAAAACAAAAAATATATTCTTATACAAAATCATATATAGAGTGGAGGGGTAACCCCTCCACTCTATATGTCTGCATTTTACTCCCAAGGCTTTACTAGTTTATCGTAAAGCTCCTTATCAATTTCATCATCAAGTTTCTTGTAATCTCCAGGAGCACTCCTGTTGATCTCAGCAATTCCATTTTCATCTTGCTTTGCAATCGGAACCCAGTAGATAGAGCTAACATCGCCCCAGTCCATGTTCAACTCATAAATCAGAGAAGAACCTATCTCCGGAACCGCAATTGCAACTTCTCTCTTCCGATATGCAACCACAATTCCAGTCTCAGCGTTATAAACTCTCAGCCTATCACTCGATTCAGTATTCCACTGGATGGCTGAAATCTTGAAAGGCACTTCCTGCCTGCAACCCGAAATACCAACTCCGCAGATACTACTGTCGCTATACTTCTTATAGATATCTCTGTAAGTAGACATCTGTTCCTCCTTATTTAAGATATGCTTTCTTTCCAAGGAGAAAGCAATTCTTCAGCTATGCATTCTTCTACTTCTTCATCCATTCTCTTGTAGCTTTCTACCCTTCCCTCTCGGTTAATGACATAGAGCTTATGCATTGCATTGAGTGATTTGAAGTAAATGAAAGTAACATCTCCAGAATCGGGTTCCAGTTCAAAAATGAGTGCTGTTCTCATTTTTGTCATAGCAATTGCCATCTCAGTAGATTTGTAAGAGGCAATTATGCTTCCATCTGGAGATACTCTCAACTTCTCCCCGTTAGTGACGTGCCAATAGAAGAGAGGGATCTTAAAGCATGACTCTTTGTCTCCTAATACATCAATACGATTAAAATTCTTTAGCTTATACTTCTCATAAATCTCTTTATAGGTAGATATGCTTCATTCCTCCTTCACTCTTCAATTGCATCCAGATACCCTTTGATCACAGATGCGATTTTAAAGATCTCTCTTCTAGTTTCGAGTTCTTTCTCGATTGCTTCCAAATCATTCTTAGCATCGTCGATCAAATCATCCAATCTTCCCAGGCACCTCTTAAATCTGGTAATCAGACTTTCTCCATAGATATTTTCTAAAGCTTTCTTGTTTACATCAAGATACTCCACCAATCCCTGATAATGTTTGACAACGAAATCAATACAATCAGGGATATATGTGTAAGTATCATTCTCAAACTTCTCTTTGCTGTGAAGACATGTGTCTCCCTTATGACGTATCCTGAAAATCTCGCTCTCCACTTTACAAAGTTCTTCCAATAATCCTTCTGCATTGGCATTATCGGTTTCATCAAGATTATTGAAGAACTTATCCAATACATTATCCAATTCCTCCAGCTCGGTTATAGTAGCCGGCAACATAACTCCTTGAGAATGCATGAATGCCAAAGCATACTCACAAACTTCCTGATGCTTCAACATACTGCATTCCTGTAGAATCTTATAGAGCTTCAGACAATCACGAAGATAGCAATCGTTCTTCAGATAATCCGCATTCAGCCCGCCAACTCTCATATCCTTACGAGTTCTCATTGCCTCATAAGCTTTAGGAAACACTTCCTCCAATTGCTCCAGTGTATCTTCCAGCATATTTTCCAGCATCTTACTTTTCTCCTTTTCTTTGAATGAATTTTTCACAACATCAGGCCATCTTCTATACGTCACAGAAACATTACCGCTCATTCGTTTCACCAGCATAGTATTTTCTCCCGTTTATCCTACCTAAACTCCCTAAGATATCCTAGATTCGTTTTGACAGAACCAGAAGTCATCTTACTGAATAACAGGCTTCCAGTTCCATCTGTGTAGAATATCCTCAGATCGCCATTCTCAAGTTTAGCATATTTCATGCTCTGTCCCATCTCACTATTGTCGGTGTAATTGCTATCGTCATAATCCACGATACTTTGGATAATCATTATATTATCCTTATCCGACAAAGCGAATTTCTTAACAGCAACTACACGTCCATCCACATACTCTATCAATACATTTTTGCTGAGCTGGAAAACATGATCAGTCTTGTTTTCGTCGATGTATTGATAAATGCCATCCATCTCTCCAGTTCTGAAGATCCTGAGAACAAATTCCTTCTTCAACTCAGGCTCCGCTACAAAGAACCATACAACCGCCGCGAATACTAAAAGCCAAAAGATCTCAATGATAAAAGACTTAACCAGATTAAGAAACTTCCACCCAAGCTCTTTCCATGTAATCATTTCCTTATTCTCAGTCATTGTAAAACTACCTCCTTATTGATATAAAATATTAATCTACTATAAGAATATATAATTATTCGATAAAAATAAATACATTAGCTGGAACATAGATACTAGGAGGGGTTAAACCCCTCCTAGTATATCTTCTCACCGGTCGCTCAGTATGGCAATACTTAAATTTTCCAAGGCAGATATATCCAGCCTCAGTCTACTGTTGGTTCTATTGATAATCATATTAATAGGTGAGAAGCCTTTAAAGATACCTGCGACTTCAGGCAAAGATAATGCTAGCTGGTTGAGCTCGTCTCCGTCAATAGGGGATGAACTAGAATAATTTCATATCGACATTTGTATAATTATATATTTTTACTATAGGATAGCTTTACTATTATTTAATAATAGATGCTATTTAATTCTAATTAAGGGGATGAAAGTAATGTCTACAATTACTACGGAGCTGTTGGGGAGCAATAAGGAGATCATGGATAGGTTTTTGGTTGATCGAGAAATTGAAGAGCGGTTTAGACTTCCAGCCGGAGAAGTAAAATACGGCAACGTCTATTGTATTGAGAATCTGAAGAGTGGAAAGAAGTATATTGGATCTACTTTTAGCGTTTGGACCGGAGTAAAGAATCCGTCTCCGTGTTCTCAAATACGCAAGAGGGCATCTCAATATCTATATGAATACAATGCCGCTCTGAAACAATCTCCTTCCATATGGGAAACATTGCGACCCATTATAAGAGCTATGGTTAAGGAAGGAATTGAGAACTTCATAATGTATCCAATAGCCGAAACAACCGCGGCCAACCATGAGCTTGCTGAAAATTATTTCATTGAGGCATATAATTCCATAGAAGATGGATATAACGTGCAGAGGCTCTATAACGGCGGAAATCCCTATGTCCGTATGAGGAGAGTCCAATCAAGGGCGGATAAAATCGCTAGATCTGAGCCTATCCTTGCTATTAATCTTAATAGAAAGGAGTTGGTGTTGGTTGATTCCATGAAGTTATTTGCTGATTATCTGGGAACTACCAAAGACATTATCAAGAACCAGGCCAGAAGCGGAAGATGTTACAAAGGTTGGTTTATTTTCTACATCAGAGAAGATAAGCGAGCAGAGATATTGAATAATTACATTATACCAGATAATCTAGGTATACAGAAAAATGGACATAGCAGGAATCATTCAGAGAAATATAAGAAGTTCTATGTAGAATTATATGATGCCGTGAATAAATATCTAAAGCAACCTATCCTAAGCGGCAGATTTGAAGATTTTACTCTACTCGATCCTATCGAGTATGAATGAAATTATTCAGTTCTATCCATTAGACTATCTCTTTATAGTTGCCGAGGTAGGTATTTTATTATTCTATCTCGGCAACTATACCATGCGCTTCCGTTTTATAGGGATCCCAACCCCAACCATTCCAATGCCAGCTATTTCATTAGAATGGCCCGTACTCTACTCGCTTCTTCATGATGATATTACTACCATCACTATGCTTTCGATAGTCGTTGAACCTTATACCTCGTTCAACTATATATTCTTATAGTAGATATATTATTTTATCCAATATGGAGGTAGTTGAAAATGTTGTATTCTGACATGTATCGTTATCTGCGCAATAGGGCTTACAGAGTTTCTATGTTCGTATGGAATTGGTACGACTGGTTCAATGATGTGAACTTAGGGCTGTGCGACAACAGTAGGGATGTTTATATCCGGGAACATGGAGAAGCGTATGAGCTTTATTTTCCTTCCAAGAAGTATGAACTCTACATTAGTAAATTCCCCAACGGCAATTTGAAGATTATTGTAAGGGAAGGATTAGTTAGTCTAGACGCTATTACGTTCACCGGAGATATTGCACATCCTAAGTTCAAGAAATATTGTAAGCCTAGCGGTTATTGGGATGATAACGTCAGTGGAATTTCAGAGAACGATAAAGTTCTTGAAGGATTGGAGGAAATATTGGAAAATATTTTCTACTGTGAATAATAGTTGAGAGGATATTTTGGCTGCGGGTTATCACACATTGATTCGTTTTTACCATCCGATACTCATTACAGTATCTGCTTTCATTATGTATTACTACATAACAGCGGTAGAATCAATGTATGGTGACCTTCCTGCAATTCACATGGTTTTGATTTAAATGCTGACCTCGACGTGGGATGATTGTTAAGTCAGCATTGAGCTTTTGTATTCACATAGTTTCGCAAGGACTATGCCGCCTAAAAAGATATCAGGCTGCTACAGAATTTCTCTGTAGAATAGACTATATCTTCTATGAATATTTATTCATAGTTCTCTCGTTTCCACCGTCATAAGCTTACGGTGTACTTCCATAAATGGAATAGTCGTTGAACTTGATAGCTGCATAAAATTTGAAAGGAGATTGTGATAACATGGCAACAATTGGAATCCCTCCGACGTCGTACATCGGCATCCTCGATCGTTACACAAAGATTGAAGGTTCAAATGGTGAACCAAATCCATTTGAACTAGTCAAAGGAATTTGGGGTCTCAATCCGAATATTCATTTGATTAATAGAAAGACTGGTATTGAGGTCTTCTATAAGAAAATGAGTATTTCAATCATGATCCCAAATATCAAACGGATGCTAAAATTTGAGTTCAGTGAGGATTGGACTGAAGGAATTGACTGCATCTGGGAGAGTATTGAGAGATCGGAAGATGGCAGTGGATTCTGGAGTACTGGGGTAATTAACAGATACAATACACTCCACTCTGATGAAGATAGCCACATGGATATGGTGTTAGCATACGAGCTATTCAGTCCTTGGATGAATTAAAACCTTTGGGGCCTAGTGCCCCATTTCTTTTTTATTCATTTTATGCAGTTATCTTAGCTGCGGATTATCCAATTCATATACCTTGTTACCGTACTCTACATGATTAGTGTAGACCATTATTCTATTACTAGAATAATTTGGTAATATATGACTCTAAGGATGTTCCCGCAATTATGAGAGAAACGAGCCAGATTGACCCGGTAAGATGGAACTAGGAATGCTGAGTGTATAATCGTCTGGATCTGGTTTAATGTTGCGGATTTTCATCGTAATGATACTACCGAATGTGATGGTAGGATTACGATTCAAGACGATCATAACGTCTTCACTGTGTACAATTTCTTGCATTGTGTCGTAGATTTCTTGATCAAACAGAAATTTGGACTTAACGTAATTCAAAGCTCTAGTTACAGTCCAACCTTTCTTCTTCATTAACCTATTTGCAATTTTACCCGAATAAGCTACGAGGAAGGCTCTATAGCCTAAGTCTACCTCAGTTAGCTTAAGAGTTGGGTCGAGAACGATGACTGCGCGTCATTCTTACTTCATAAGCGTATAACTTACTATCATTAACGTGTTGATATTCAATAGTAAATTATACACTGCTAATACTTTCATATTAGATTAGACCATTTCTTCCGCCATATCCCATCAGCGGATATAGCTAGCCTCTCGTTTCCACTATATAGAAATATAGTGTACTCTACTTACCGAGCTATGGTGTTTCTCCAATAGCCAAGTGTTTTCGATGGTCGTTGAACATGAATCTGAGTATATGGATGCTGACACATCCTTTGGATCTAAAGATAATTTTCAGAAATATGTCTCCAAGATCTTCTGCTTTTTACATTGCTAATAGTTTGAACAGAAACACCTGTAATTTCAGAAATCTCTCTGATACTCCTTCCCCCTTCATTAAGTAAGCCGCATACTCCAGCTATTTTCTCGGCACTATATTTGTTATTGGGAGCATTTTCGCCACATAGACCAGAATTATCAACTGGAAATGGTTTCCATATTCCTTTCAACGGACCGGCCCATTCTAAGTTCTCAACTCTATTATCCAATTTATTTCCATTGAGATGCCTAACCTTTTTGCGAGATTTTTCATTCGGCAAAAATGCTTCTGCCACTAGCTGATGTACTTTCTTAGTCACATGCCGCCCATTGATTATCAGAGTAACTTGATAAAATCCATCTTTAGTTTTAGCAGGTCTAAGAATTTTCATAGTGCCAATATTTCTAATCATTCCACTTTCGCTTACCTCGTAATTTGTTTTCTGATTAAAATGTATTATTGGCTTCCATTTCATATTTGAAATCTTATCAATCAAATCAGACATATTCCATCCACCTCCATTATATATTAATGCGTTACTGATAAATGTAGGAAAGAAATTTTGATTTAAAATCTTTGACTCACAGTAATTATTGATAGTTAGAAGGATACGAGATTTTGAAAATTTTAAATCAAAATATAGAAAATTTTATAAATTTCTCACTATCAATATTTACTGATTGAAATCAATCTCATTAATGTGATATTGATAAATGTAATCATATAATTTTCACAATTCCATTTTATATCAAAACTATTAGTAATTCTTCACAGATACACCATTAATGTGATACTGATAAATGTAGAAACTATTTGCTAAATTTTGATGCAATATTGTCAGCTATTACATCTTAAAATCTATACTCAGATTCTTGGCTGCAGATTGCCCATTGTTACATCTTAAGCCTTATTACCATACCCGAGTGATTAGTTCAGCCACTTATGCATCACTACATAAGTTTGGTAGCTTAAGCTTTAGGGGATTCCTGCAATTATGAGAGGTACGCCCCGCGAGCGTATTATTTAAATCTCCGCCTAACACATTTTTACGGATCCATCCATGTTTACCTTCAATGAGAGCAAAATTTAGATTCCATAACTCATTGACTCTCATCTGTGCTTGGTAGAGATATAATGGAACTTCGATCATTGATGCAGATTTCAGATTAATTGAAATACTAACTAAAGGATTGATTTGCTTGTCTATTGAGGAGAAGAATAAGCTTTCTTGTGTCATTGAGAAATGTCGTAGTTGGGTAGAATAAACCGGAAGCTTAGAAGTCCACACAAGATCCTTATCCTCAATCAGCGAATCGATTAGTTCAGCTTTGGCTTTACGTTTGGATTTGTAATACGTCATTATCTCTTCATAGTGATCATAAAAGGCTGATACGCTTTTAGTCACATACATTCGCAAGATGTATGCAGTTCTCAGTATATTTTCATATACATGAACTTCTAACATTTTCATGTTAGGCTTGACTATATCTTCAGATATATTTCTATATCTGCCTCTCGTTTCCACTACCATTGGCTTGCAGTGTACGTTCCGTAGAACTAGTCGATGAACGTGATAGCCAGCGCTCAGATGAAATTATATATTCTCTGCTTAGAGGAGCATAATCTCAAAGGAGGTAATAGAACTATGAAGTACAGAAATTTACTTTTGCGCTTTATCTATGACATTGGAAATCAAGATAAGATTAAAGGAAATTACATTGTAAATCGTTCTGAGTTTGATAGTGCTCCGCGTGTCATCTATATTCGTGATGACAATGAAGTAGAAATTGAGTTTCTTCATGAGCAACATGTCTTCGTTAGGATAGAGAGTTTAAAAAAGATTCTCTATTTTATGTATGAATTCGATTATGATGATAAGGATCAAAATGCAGGAAATTCCAATGAATATTCCTTGAATATCTATTATGATATTAAAGAGAATAAGTTTGAGGAAATACCCATAATGGAAGACGTTCCAGAAGAAATTCTAAATATTCTTCAAATCGTTCTCGATAACTATCCTGGAGATCAGAAGGACTACAATGAATATGTAGAAACATATCTCTAGCGCAAAAGTAAATTTGGGGCCTTAGTGCCCCATTTATTTTTTATTCAAATACTGGCTATCTTCGCTGCTGATTACCCAATCTTCACGATTGTTACTCTAAAGAGTACGTGAAGCTCTAAGGGACTTCCAGCAATTATGAGAGGAAGAGCTAGTTTAAGCTAACCCTATATTGTGATACATCATCATGGACTTCTTAACTTCTACCGGTTCATCATGTCTGCGTATAATCCCATTTGAAGTAATTATGTTTTCATTTGAGATTATATTCTCCAATACTTTTCTAGACAATGCCGATTGTAATCGTTGATAAAACAATGGACTAAGTAATTTAAATGGCGTGAAGCTTATCCACCCAGTATAGAGTATATCGACGTCTTTGTACTCTATCTTACTATGACAATACGGACATTCTTCTCCCTCAAAAACAGCTCCTATGGATCTACCACAATCACATCTATATCTATCAGCAGCTTCATCATACTGATCTAGATTAGAGGAATTAAAGGTAGATCCGAACTTAGGAGACCTAGGACCATTCATATTTCTAACCGTCTTATCGACATCAGAGAATGGCATTTCAGTTATAAGAAACCCTCGATGATTAATTAAATCCCACATGCATTCAGTTTCAAAGTTCAATCTACTGAACTTGATTCTCACAATTATCCTCCTATTCTCATTTCAGAATATTGCATGGAATGGAAACTTCTTCGCCGGTCTTGCTATTGATTAGGTTATACCTTTCCTGCTTAGCTGACCATTTTCCCAAACCTCCTCCACTGATATCGACGTACTCCATACTCTTATACAACCAATCCCCAATATTCTTCTCACTCAATCCAAATCCTCGTCCATACTTCAACACAGTATTACGCTGAGCAACAGTGAGCTTCTTACCACGCAAAATACATCATAACCCCCTTTTACGATATAAATTATGGAGGGGACAATCCCCTCCATAATTTTATCCATTATAGAATTAACACTTTGGAAGATTTACTGAGATACTAGTATTTGACATAATCAGGAAATCTAACAATTGATCCACCAGCTCTTGTTTATTCATCGAGATTTCCTTATCGTATAACTCCGGGTGCTCATACAATACGAATTGGTATTTAGAATTAATGAAGGTAATCAAAAACTTCTTTATGATATCCTCATTAATATCTACAATTGTTTTGTAGTATCTATTTACCAGCATATTATACGCATGATTATCTTTCAAATACTTAGTATCTTTTAAGTATACTTTCTCTCCTACAGGATTCTCTGTAATGTTAGCTGTTAATAACATTACTAATGGTGAATCTAGTAGAGAATCCTTGCTGACATTACAACGTTTCATGATATCTTTTCGCATTATTAGAAGAAGCTTAAACCAATCGATGTTTTTCAACAATGCGAACTCTTGAGCAGAAGATGTGTAGTTGTAGAAGTATATTTCAATCATCTGCTGTTGTAACCTGCTCGGCTTAAGATTCCTTCTGTAGTACTCTATTTCTTCCATAGGAATCTCTTTTTCGTATTTCTTGTATAAAGAGCTTACAAGATTCCGCATATCTAAATCGCATACGATTACGTATTCCTCATTTAGCTTCATCTTAGAAGCTCGATATCTATCGCTCTTACTGTTCCCATCATCAGATGAACTAGCGCTCATTTCTATAAGATTTCTTCTGAAAACTTGCATTATGAATCGTTTATATTCGTCTAAGCTCGCAACACTTAGACCGCTATTAACTTCATAGCCGCTATAGAGTTTCTCTATAGACTAGACTATATCTTCACAATATTCCCGTTAGCGAAATATTGTACCCCCTGTTTCCGC